TCATCCCGGCGATGCCGTTGATGAACACCCAATCGCCGACGGCGAAGTTGTGCCCTATAGCAGTGATCTGACACGGGTTGGAGTTGGTAGCGCCGGTGATGGTGAAGCTGCTCTCCAGCACCGACGCGCCCATCGTCATCGGCCGGACATAGAAATCACCAAACTCCAGCACATACGGCACCAACACCGACGTCTGAAACGGTATCAACCTCGCCCCAAGGCTCAGGCATTGGTTAACAAAGTCGGTGCCTTGTCGAGTGCTCCCCGCACCAGCTCGATAGTCGACGAAGAAGTTCCTCATCGTAGCCGCGCCGTTCCGATACTGTTTCAGATCGACACGGGCGGATAGGGCCGGTGACAGTTCGCCGAACGTAAAAGCGGTCTGGATAAGGTTTCTGGACATCAGTACAACGTAAGCATGTTACCCCAGTCGAACTGGGCCGGAGTCCATCCATAGTCGTTGGGGAAGTCAATCCCACGGATACGGATCCAATCTGGAGTAACGTCATTGACGGTCAGGCCCTCATTGCCATCAGCTTGTCTGGCAAGGACGACGTATTGATTAGCCTGTTTGACAAGGAGGTTGGCTTGCTCCTTTGAGCCGTTGAGCGCAAAGGCCAACCGGCTGGCTAGCCCAGCTACCCACGCTTGAATGAACATCCCATCCATCACGCCCGGGTCAGTGATCTGTTTCACATAGGCGAGGATGGCTTGCTCTTGATTAGTCAGGATTATCTTGGTGTCGGCGCCCTGTACGTTTGGTTTCCCGTTGAGGATCTGATCGATCCCTACCTTGAACCGGACAGGGGGTCCATTCCAGTATTGAGGGGCTCCTCCAGTAACGGCCGTGGTAATAGGAACCCCCGACGCAAAGCCAGTTGTAAACTGTGGAACGATCCACAGCGGTCTCAAGCAGTCGCTTGGATAGGCGTATTCGTAGGTCCATGGCGGCGCTGGTGTACCCTTCTGCCAAGTGTTAGTTCCGGCTGTTGGATTCTCAGGAGTCCCCGGCGCTGCGCAGATCAGCGTCAGGGTTTGGAAGTTGGTTGCACAGTTCCACGGCGCCATGCGCAACAACTCGTCGCGCACGGGCTCGATGGATATTGTACATTGCCTCGCCTCAGGAGAGTTCTCTGAGAGTGAGGTAACCGTCGTTCTGGTCCCTAACATCTGTAGGGCACGATTGGCGATTTCGACTTCGGTGGTCATAGACCGCTCCAGATAAGAACCCACTCGATAGGTGCGGGCGAAGGTACCCTCGGGTCATCAGCCAAGGTACCAATCCAGACAGAGCCGTCTTGGTCCAGTGCCAAGAAGCACGTATGTCCAATCAACGGCTCGACCTGGAGGATCTTAGCCGGTGTCGTTGGCGGTGGAGTGGTCCCACTAGCTTTGGGATCCGTCGGAGTGACGGGTTCCACCGATGCCGGGGCTTCCGCTTGTTGAGGCTCCTGATCCATGGCTACCCTGTGATCCTGACTTGTGGACAGTGGCGTTCTGACCCGGCCCACGGCCCATGTTCTTTGGGCCGGTGGGTTGCTGGTAGTTACGCACGTCTTTTGTTTCCTTGACTCCGCCGCTGATGCTGGCTGGGCCGGTTGTGCGCTCCGGCCCGTACTCGCTTAGGATTGGTCTCGCCATTATGCTCTCCTTCCACCGACTGCGTGGGCTGGTTCTTCGGACTCAGCTGATTTTTTTTCCTCTTCCTCTTTGGCTCGGAGTTCGGCGAACTTCTTCTGCCGTTCCTCTTCCTCCTTCTTCCGCTTCTCTTCGAGCGTCTTGAGAGCCTCTTTGTTTTGCTCTACAAGCTCATCGTTGGCGAGGCCGAGTATGCCTTGGAGGTTGCCGAATTTGGCCGCCAGTTCAGCAACTTGCAGCAGCGTTGCGACTCGTTCCAGATTGAGTGCCATTAGTGTTTTCCTTGTGATCCAGAGTGATGTTGCGTGGTCTTACATTCCGGCGCTGCCAAGGTCTGACCTTGATGCAGGGACTCGGTCTTGAAAGGGATGTCTCCCTTTTCAGTGACGTGATCGCCCTGCATGTTCCCCATCTGCGCCACATAGGTGGGGTTTATCGATTTCGACTTGGGCTCGATATGGCCGCCCTCGCTCACGTCTCTAGTTGCTCTACCTTGCTTCATTTGCTATCTCCTCTAAAGTGTTCGATACGCCTAGTGTGATCCCATTTAGTGTGTGGGTCTTTCGCCATCTCCGCTCGGACCTTAGCAAAGGTGCCGCCTTCTAGGTGGGCCTCGTTCAACAGCTGCCTGAAACGATCATCGCACCGCTCCAGCTCCCTGTTGATCCAGTTCGGTATTGGCAGGCCGCGCTGCTCATACATGTACGTGATGTCGTGGATGTCGTGCATGTACATGGTGAACCGGCGCATCTTCTCATGCACCTCGGACTCGGCCTCACCAATATAGAACACCACCTTGCCAACCAGTTCACGGATAGTCTTCAACTCACGACGAATGTCGTTGAGTGCCTGTAGTTCTTCAGAATCCGCCATTCTTCATCTCTCCACCTTTGCCTTTGGGTTTCTTCTTCCGCAGGATGCCTGTCTTCGCATCTGCTTGGTTGAACTCTTTGGCCACGCCAACTGGAACTCCAGTCGACCCGGCCTTGCTAGGATCATGAGCGACCATCGCCATGAGCCGAGCCTGTGCTGCTGATTTGCTGGGCATGTTAACCTCACAGGTTCAAGTCAAAGCCTTTGATGTAGACGGCTCCAGGGCCGCTGCTGGCATAGAACACTGGGCCAGCGCCGAGGAACGTTCCTAAAACCGACTCAAAGCTGTTGTTGTTGAGCCCCGCTCCAGCCGTCTGGAAGCCGCTCAGCGCCAGCGGCGGTGGGTTAGTTGTTGAGTTAATCTGTCCATAGTTGCTGCTAGGCGCGGCCATGCAGGCCGTCACACCTGACGTCGTCTGATAAGACAGTACAACGTCATACGATGCCGCATTAGATGGAACAATGCCTGTCAGCGCCGTCGATACCCATGTGGGAGTGCTTACGCTTCCCTGTGTCCCACTAATCACGCTGGGTAGGCCGGTGGTTGCACCGACGCCCGGTAGATACTCCACCCGACGCAGCCGTTGCCGAGTGCCCATTAGGTTCGTGGAGGCGGGTGCTGTCTTAAGCACACCGAGTAGGGCACCGGCGTTATACGTGGCTGGGAGGTTAACCTTCAGCGCCGTAAACGTCGAAGCCAGAGACATGATCCACGTCGACGTTCCTGATAGAGTGCCATAGATGACCCACACATTATAGAAGGTGTTCGTCGATAATGGACCGACGTCTAGGCCGCCGGGTCCTATGGTAGCGGTGTTGATTCCGCCGGTTGGAGTCGTCGTAAAGTAGTTCTGCCCATCGCTAACCACAACCGAACCAACGCTGCAAGTCGCTGTCGTGTTGCTAGCTACATCAATGGACAAACCACCAGCGAACGATCCAACCGGCGGCGCGGTGGCCTGAGCGCCACGCGAAAGCTCCAGATACCAAATGGCATTAGTCAATGCATCGGTGTCAATAAATGCCGAAGAGCCCACCGCAGCAACGACGCTGGCGCCGCTTGGCAGGTTCTCAAACTGATCGGCTGCATTGATGGCAATGGTCACTGGCCCGGTCGATTGTGGCAGCACCTCGACCCAGAACCCAAAGCCAGAGAAGTACGTGTTGCCTCGGTTCAACGTCAGCGTCATGGGGCCTAAGCACTTGAACCTCTGAAGATAGTTCGACCCCAACACTGTGGCTGGCGCACTGACCTTGTTGATGGCAAAGATGACCCTGGCGTTGCTGGCACCATCATCTTGGAGCCCACCGCCCATGCCCTCAGTGGCTAGTCCGCCGAGGCCAAACGCGGCTCTACCAGCAGCTAGAGATGCGGCAGCAACAACCGGCTGCATCGGCCCAGAGATAACGCCGCCTGACGGTAATACACCCGTGGCCACGTTGCCTTGGCTATCAAACACCAGCGCCGAGTTAGCTCTCGATCCGGCGGCCGGTAAGGTATAGTTGAGCCCAGCTGGATCAGTCGGCGGCGCTGTTATGTTCAGCCCCGACGTATTGATAAGCTGCTGGGTCAGCATCGTTAGATAGTCGAACTCCTGTTCGACCACCGGCTGCCATAGCGTGCCCTGCGCTTGAAGAGACACCGTTTGTATATCAGGTAGAAGGCGGGTGATGGTGATGAAGTTGCCAACCGCCAATGGCACGCCGCCGGGTGCATAGGTGACCACGCCGCCAACGCTCGTTGGGTTCGGTGGCACCGGCGGCAATATGTTCAGCTGATATTGCGTGTTGCCGGGACCGAAGTTGATGGTGGTCGACGCGCCTGTTGGGTCGACCACCACCACCGACAAGAGCTGTGATGCCTGGGAGGCTGTTAGCCCTGCCGGAAATGCAAAGGCGAAGCTGAACGACGTCGTCGAGCCGTTGCCTTGGTAGGTGATCTTATTGATAGTCGTCGATACGGTCATGGCCTAGCCCTTACGCCATTGGAAGCTGTATTGCGCAGGCAGTTCCCCTCCCCGTTCCTCACGGAGAAGCTTAGCCAGTAGTGATGCGCGACTATGGACGTTCTCTTTCTTATACATGCTCATCATGTGGCACTTAACGGTTCCTTCCCTTATTCCAAGGATGCGCCCAATCTCCTTGGTGTTACTTACGCCACTCTCTAGTACCCTCAGCACGTCCTCTTCGCGCGGTGTGAACCGCGTTGACCCCATTCTCAGTCCTTTGGGTAGTTGGGGAACAGGTACACTAGGATCGGCGTCAATACGCCCAGTATCGTAACGAGGGTACCCTCAGTAACACCGAGGTTGAAGCCGGTCCAAGTCTCAACGATGATAAGTGCGCTCATGATGAACGCTACGATAGCTTTGTTGTATGCGCCCACTGGACTCTCCTTCGATACCAGCACCCCAACTACGTCTGGTACCTTCTTAACTGCCTCGATGACTTTGGTCTCAACCTTCTGCTGTACGACGTCGATCTGCTTGCCAAGCTCTGCTTTGACTTCCTGCTGTAACTTACGTATGAAGTCATTCAGGTTCATGGCGCCCGACAGTTCTGGAACCCGGTAAACATTAGCTTGGTCAGTTCGCCGTGTTGTCTGTAGAGTTCCACCTGCATATCCCTCATCTCTCGCTGCGACCAGAACATCATGCCTATGACCAGAGCCATAAAGACCAGCACCGTTAGCAACACCGGATGGCCCTTAAGGCCCTCCACTATTGGTGTTGTGATCTTGCTGATCTCAGACGATAGCGGCACCTTCCTTCACCCATTCCCAATCCACTTTGCCCTTCCCCGATATGCCAACGGCTCGGGCTAGCGCCGGTGACAAGTCTATTGCCGCGTCGTTGCTAGGGACTCGACCGGCGTTGGGGCCGCGTGGTAGCGGCGTTTGGTTCTGGTAGCAGGTGACGGCAATGGCGATGGCAGTTCCATTGCAGTAAGCCTCGTCATCGACCAGCCACGGTCCCTTATCCCTAATCTTGCCGACAGCACTCTGGCCTGTCGCTCTGTTATACACGCGGACACCACGGTTACGGACGGCCGCGTCGGGGACGTTGACTGGGAGGGCGAGGTACAACTCCGTGTCATTGAGCGAGTCGTATGGTGGGTAAGCGCTGTTGTTGGGGTCACTAGACCCACCAAATACCGTCGCGGTTATGTTGGTGTGGTTGGCCTGGGGGCCAGAGGGCGCCTCCGGTTGGAAGTTCTGGAAGTCCTGTCCGTTGATAGTGATGTTGACGTCGCCAGTAAACGATAGCGCGGCGGCTACTTGGTTGCTGGTAGAGCCATCGCCAACGGTGATGGGCTCTCCGTTGAAGAGGACGGTGAAGTTGCCTTCGCCTCTGACGGTCATGTCGAGGTGGTTGTTGCCGGTAGGCTCAGTGGGCGGCTCGACAGGTGGCTCGACCGGCGGTTCTTCTGGCTCAACCGGCGGACCTTGCACCTTCACTCCGCTGACAGATTCCGCAATGGCAACGCACAGTCGCTCAAAGTTCTGCCGGTACTTGTTGCCGTCGACCTCAGCATCCACGAAGCACACCTCAAGGAGTATGGCTGGCATCCGGGTGTTGTTGAGGAAGAAGAGGTCGCTACGATACTTCGGCCCTCGGTTGATGAAGGTGCCAGCGCTGGCCATTGCACCAGCCACAGTAGTAGCAAGGGCAGACTGGGTAACATACAGACACTCCGTGCCCATACCGTTGGGCTTCTGCGCCGCCGTGTACTTCTGATAGGCATTGAAGTGCACGCTGACATCTCGGTCGCGCGTGCGCGAGTTGTGGTAGTTGACGATCGTGTTGAGGTTCTGGTTTTGTGACGTAGACGTGTTATCATGGAACACGTCTACGCCAACGCCGGATTGCTTCCAAAGCTCCGCTACTCGGTTAACCACCTTCCTAGCCTCATCAACTTCGTCAAGATAAGGTGGCCGAGGGCTGGACGAAGCTCCACGGATAAGCTGTCCGTGGCCAGAGCTAATGACTATTTTCATTTGGCCTCCTTCTCACGCATCTTCTTAAAGACTTCCCGGGTCATCATCGCCTGCTGTGGCGTCCACACTACTTGCCTGACCTTGACAATGACTCCCGGCGTGGTCGCTACCACCACCGAGACCTCACCAGCATCCGGCGTCGGGGTTGGCTCAGGAGGCGTCGGCTCGGACTGACCAGTTGCCCACTCTGCCTCTAGCTGCTCTGGCGGGCCGTTCCGGTAGCTGTTAATGTCGCAGTGGCCAACGCCACTGATTGAATGTGGACCCGGCCCATACTGGCCGTCGGTGAATTGCCAGAGCCAGTAGACTGGCCACACCTCAGTTGGCCACGACGCGCTGTCGCTGTACTGACAGAGCCACAAGCGCCGCGCTGACCAGAACTCGTTCGGCGAGTTGGGGATTGCTTCCTTGATGGTGTTGCCGCCATAGACCACGCACTGGTTCGGACGGCCTAGGCGATCCTCGACGCCTTGTATCCACTGCTCGGCCTGGGAACGGCTCATCTTGGCGCCGCCGTTGTCCTCCCAATCGAGGCAGAACAACTCGTCGGGGTCTGGCGCGGCGAACCTCATGAAGTTGTCGATCTGGCCCTGTGTACTAGAGCTATCGGCAAAGTGGTATGCTCCCCACTTTAGCCCGGCGGCGCGCGCAGCAGAGCGCTGAGAGACGTAGGTATCGTCGGTGTAGCTGGTGCCCTGCGTGGCCTTATAGATGACGCCGTGGATACCATCATCCATAACGGCGCTGTAGTCGTCAGCGGGGTCCCAGTGCGACAGATCAATAACCATTGGATTAACAGGTTGTGCCATAGTCACTTCCCCTTTTGCTGTAGCTCTTTCAGTTCCCGTGCCCTCTTGTCTATTGCCTGCATAGCTGCAATGTAGGCCCGGCGCGCTTTGTTGGCGCCAGCAATGACACGTTGGGGCTGGTCAGTATCGTCCACTGTCCATACAGCGAATAGGTGCTGGAGCCTATCTTCGTAGGCAGCGTCCATTGCTTGCCGATCAAGTTCTATTATGTGTTCTTCATACAGCGGCGAGATTGGTTCCAAAGCCGCTGGCCTTGGCTGCGCCATCACATTGAAGGCAAAGGCAATGAGCAGCAGCGCCAGAAGAGCAAGCGCAGCTATGACCCATTGCCATTGCCTCATGGCCCAAACCCCAATATGGACAAGTGGCCATTGTTCTGAATGCTGGCATTGCCATTGTCGATGATAGTAGGATTGAAGGTCTGAGAGCCAGCCGTCGGTGCCGATTTAAGCGATATGTAGGTCGTTACCTGTTGGCAGGTCTGGACGTCCGTAATGTATCTGATCAGCCAAGGTTGCCAGCCGGGAGCCTCAACAGCGCCCATCGGCCTCACTGGCGGGTTAGCGGCGTTACATTGCCAAGTGTAGCCTGACCATGCACCGACCATTACCTCGTTGGCGCGGGTTGTCGTGGTGCTGATCGTTGGGCTTACACCGCTGGTAGCTACACTGTTCTGCACGTCGAGCGGCGTCGTAGCGTTCATGCCGGTGAGAAAGATTGCAGCGGCGTCAAACGATATGACCGTGCCAGTCCCAGTGAACGAGATCGTACCACCGGCAGGCAAAGCGGTCACGTTCTTGGCGTACCACTGGTCGAGCACTACCAACCCACTACTCGATAGCCTTGCCCTTGTATAAGTATTACCAGCGCTATCAGTCATAGCCGTAATAGGTGAACCAGAAGCTGTCTGCCCACCTATAGTTATGACGATCGTCGATCCGGCTGGTGCAGCCCTAAAAGTGGTAATGGATGGTGGCTGCGGTGATGGTGGGGTGAATTGATTATTTTGGTGCGCAGAAAAGCCAAGCAGTGCTCCAGCCGTGGTGCCAGATTGTGGGTCACAGAATGGCACAGTCGGCGGGGTGAAGAATGGGCTGCCGCCGTATCGGGCCACTTGAGAGATGCGTAGCTCATCTATGTAGCCATTGAAACCGGCATTATATCGGAAGGCGTTTGTGGTCGGTCCCCCAGTGAAGCCGCCAACCATCCCAATGGCAGGAGCACCGGCACCCTGAGGTGTCGTATTTGTGACAGGTCTAGCTTGACCGTCAAGCCAGAAGTACCAGTTCCAGCCAGCACCAGCGCCGCCATTTGTTGTGTCGTACCTGCGCTGCCAGACCACATGATGCCAGCCAGTAGTCAATGGAATGGGTGCCGTGTAGGCCCATGGGTTGGTCGCAGCTAGGTTTACAAAGTAGCCGTTGGTTACGTTGTCCAGCCCGAACTGGGTTTGGTTGTTGTCGGTGAAGAAGTTGAAGCCGGTCTGAGTGGTATTGTTGGCAAAGTACCACCACTCAATCGTCCAGTCCTGAAAAGACGTTTCGTACCACTGGTTAAGCGGCAGCAGATAGGCGGTCGCCACTCCAGTGGGATTTAATAGAGAGAACCCACCGAACTTGCTCTGCACACTAGAGAACGATGCGGTGCCAGTCAGCGTCCCTGTCCGGTTCCAGATGCTAGTGTCAGTGCCGTTGTTGTCGAAGTGCTGTAGCGCCAGCACATCGACGTCGGTAGCTGGCATAATAGAGGTGTTGTTGACGTTGCCGACTGTGTTGCTTGCTGTGTTGGGGATACAGGATCCAACCGGCTGTACAGCCGGGAATGTTACTATGATGTCAGCGGCATTATTGAATGCCGCGCTGTAGGTTGGGTTGTAGGTTTGTGCAACAGCCGTTGGAAACTGTTTACACGCCACGTTGAGGCTCTGGAAAACGCCAGCTTGATTGAAGGCCGTACTACGCGCGGAGTTCGCCCAGCCGCTCGCCTCTGTAATCGTTGGGGCGGACGTGCTATTCCCGCCCACGAACCCGATGGCAAGGCCGGGGCTTTGGGTTGGCGTCACGCTCACCGTTGGCGTAGTCGTTGTTATCCCGGTGGTGATATTGCTTACATCCAGCCCACTAATGTTATTGACGGCAACCGCACTCCACACAAACGGGCGAGTAGATAACGAAGCGGTGTAGCTGACTGTAATTGTACCACCGGTGGCTATCGCCTTAGCATTACCCGTAACCCATAGCTCGACGACGGCGCCGTTGAACACTGCACCAGGGAGCCAAACCCTTACGTTTGTGTATACGTTACCTGCGCTATCGGTGATGCCAGATATGTTGCCGCCTTGATTAGTGAAGACATCGCCCGAAGTAGTGCTGGCAACAACGATGGCGGCACCAGCCGGAACGGCGCCAGTGGTAGTCAGCACCGACGTAGCGGTTTGGGCATTGGCGCCCGCCGTCCCAATAGATGTGCACGATGGTGGCGGCGCGCCGAAGGACGCTGGTCCCGGCCCTGGAAACATAGGGCCGACCTGCGCCTGAGCGAGCGCTACTGCAAAGCAGTACGCCAGAAAGACCATTGCCAACCTCATCGGGCTACTCGCCAGTTCAACGTTATCGCTCCCGGAGTTATTGACGCGTTAGTGATGTTGCAGACCTTGAAGTTAGCTGCACCAGCCGTTGGGTAAGGGATAATGGTGAGCATACCAGTGGTGAGCGGTTGGTAGCCGACGACGCCAGTGGGATCTCCATTGAAGGAGGTGGTGACGATGTCTGTGGTGAGGATGTTGGCGGCGTTACCGGCTGTAGCTGTGCCCGTCACTGCTGTGGCGCATGCGCCTGAGGCAATGGCACTGGTGCCAAGCGTCGCCGTTCCCGACGCCACCAGTGGACTAGCTGGAATAGTCAGCGTGACGCAGGTAAGCCCGGTGCCCGGCACATATTGGAGAACTTGGTTGGTGCTGTTGCAGGTCGGCCAAGTGTTATACTGTGGCGTGGCTACGCCACTATTGGTCCAGTTTGAGAATACTGTGTTGGCCCCAGCGGCACTCAACGTGAAGGTTTGGCTGGGGTTTACCGTCGACGAGGCAACGCTGGTGGTGAACAGCGGCGACAGGTTGCCGGACGTGAACGATTGTACTGTGCCGGTGCCAGCTGAGATCGTAGCGCAGCTAAAGCCAGAGCCGGTGGTCCAATTAAGGGCTTGGTTGGCGCTGCTGCACGATGGCACAGCGAGGTAGACTGGCGCAGCTGCCGACGTGCCGCCAAGTAGGCTGTTAGCTGTAGCGGCTGGAAGCTGGGCTAGGGTTGCCGTGCCGCCGATCTGGCTAAAGGTGTAGTCGCCGCTTTGGGCGACGATGGCGCCGGTGCGGGTGAATACGCTCGTGACCGGCGAGGTGGCAGTGATCGTACCACAACTGAAACTGTGGGTGCCAGTGGAGTACTGGAGGGCGTTAGAGCTGCCGGTACAGGCCGGGAGGGCCATGCCGGTGAGAAGGTTGGACGCAGTGTTAGTTGGGTTACCGAGGGCACTATCGGCGTTAATGGTCGGCAGCCCGCCACCACCTCCACCACCTGACACAACGGCGCAGCCAAAGCCGCCGCCGGGTACCCACTGAAGGGCTTGGTTCGGGTTGTTGCACACCGGCATTGGCAGTGCGCTTGGGACGCTGATGTTGCCATAGACGGTGTTGACGCTCGCCACAGGCATCTGTGGGAACGTGGTTTGTCCAGAGATCTGACTAAAGGAGTAGTCGCCGTTCGCCGAGACAACCGTGCCCGACCGGCCGAACACGCTATTGACAACGGGGTTGACGGTGTTACAGCCGAAGGTGTGGGCCGTCGCGTCATAGAGTAGGCTCTGCTGGCCGCCGATGCAGTTAGGGATCGTGACACCGGCCACAGTCGTGCCAGTGTTCATATAGACTTGGTTCGCCGAGATCGGCGGCATCTGGTTGAAGCCGAGCAGGCTCGGGCCGATCTGCGTGAAGTCGTAGTCGTTAATAGCTGGAACGACTACGCCAGATCGACCATTCCAGCTACTAACGCCCGCCCCTGGACCCATGGCGTTCTGCTGCACCCAAAGCGTTGACGCCGCTCGGTTAGAGGCGTCGCCCGCCGGTGCCATCGGCACAATGCAGTTGGGGTTGTTGGAGCCACAGCCCTGAGCGGCGGCTGGGAACGAGGGTACAAGCGACCCAGCCGCCGCCAGAACGGCGACCAGTAGCAGATGTTTACACATTGCTATCCATCACCGTTAGAGGGTTGTTGACGCCTGTTGAGGCCAAGCACTGCCAAGCACCTTGGCACTCACCCTCGATTGTAACGAACGCGCCTTGATAGACGGCAAAGCATCCACCAAGGCTCGTCAACGTGGGTACGATGGTTTGGCCGTCTCGATCGAGCGTTGGCGCCACGTAGAGCGTGGCAGCACCGCCGGGGTTATGGAAGGTGATCCGCACCCTCATGGCGTTGGCCGGTGCCACGACGACTGGCGATGCGCCGATGGCACTAAACCCTTTAACCTTGCCACCAGACGCCGATGAGGCTGTCTGTGGGCCTCCTACGGCGGCAATTAGGGGCATCACACCCTCCGTGCGGGTTTCTCAGTTAGCTGGGCCTGTAGCTCGGTATATTTGGCTTGCAGCTTCTCAAACTCTTCTCGGCTGACCACCTCTGCGGCAACTGGCTCCTGATTGGCCTGCATTTGGTCCATCCGCTTCTCAAGGTTCATCAGCAGCCGGTCGCTATGGCTAATAGCCGAGAACTCGTTGATAGGATCATGCCACTCCGGCCGATACCTCTCGGTGATGGCCTCGGCCTCTTCGTCGAGCGGCTCCATCCCCGGCGTGGGCGGGCCGTCGAAAACGATGTCCCTCGGCTTGCCCTTACCCTCATGGCAGACGATGATGATGCCATCCTCACGGTAGTTGAAGTCGGCTTGGTCCTTGGGATCGAGCAGCCGAGGCACCTTGTAAACGAGCCGAGCTTGTCGGCCGGTGTTACGATCGGTTTCCTTGTGCTCCCACTCGGCCTGATCCTTGCCGATGCAGTTGATGTAGTGGGGTTCGATTAGCTTCCATCTGGCCATTGGGCCCTCCTAGATAATGCTGAAGTATAGAACAACTGCGATGGTACCAACGCTAGGCGTTACGCAGACGTTGTACGCTGGGGTGGCCGACGGGGTAGAGAAGAAGGCATAGCCAGAGTGGTCAGCAGATGGCGCCGTGTTGGAGACGTTCATAGCCGGGACTATGGTTCTCACGTTGGTATCACAGGGGGTTGTGGTCTGCTGCCCAGCAGTTATGCTGAAGGTGCCGGTAGCGCCGGAGTTGGTAACGTGCCAGCCACAGAGATTGATATTTCTCCCCGCTACGCCGGTGATCAGGGTCTGGATCGTTGTGGGCCCAATCCCCATAGTGGCGACTTGGTTGCACAAGATCATGTTTGCTGGGCCGACCTGACCTTGTGGGACGGCGGGGCCTAGCGACAAGAGAAGAGCAGCGACTACCAACCAAAGCTTACGCATTAGCCCCTCCTATTGCTGCGAATAGTACACCGTATAGTGAACAGGGCCGGTACCGGTGACAACAACACACATCCCTGCACCCTGTGGGCCGGAGACTTGGCGACTGGTGCCGGTCAACCCGCCAAGCGCGCCTAGGTCGTACGCCGCTGTTATGTTGAGGGTGTTGGTACCGCAGGTTGCCCCGGCGCCTGTGATAATCTGGAAGGTAGCCGCAGCAGCGGCCGTCACTTCAAAGCCACAATACGTTACTGCCATGGAAGCGTTTGGGGCTACAACTTGAGTGGTGCCAACGGCGGCTGCGCCGTTGACAGACTTGTTGCAGAAGAACTGCTGCGGCCCAATGCCTTGAGCAGGCGCTCCCCCGCATAGCGCGAGTAGGGCAACCAGCGAGAGGAGCGCCGTGCGCATTAGTTGTTGATAGTAATGCCGGGCACGTAGCCAGAAGGTGCAGGCACTGTAGCCGTGCCACCCCAAGGCTGGTCGAACCGGTCGATCACGATGCCAGCATAGATGGATCCCAGTGTTGGGGCAGACCCAGCGATTGTGAAAGTGACCTTCAGGAACCTCGGCATTGGTTGGCCGGGGATCTGTCGAGGCACGTCCACGTTGGCGAGGTAAGCACCTTGCACGAGGTTGGCCAGCACCACAGCCGCTGGGCTTTGCCACATGACTGTGAATGCGCCGGGCTGGTTGGGTGTGGTCGTGGAGTCCGGCGCCCCTGAGAGGGAGCACGTCAGGCTCGTGAGGGTGTTGAAGGTCGCCGTGACGACAATCAACAGCTTGAGCATCGGGTCGTCGCCAACGCCGATGTCACGAGCACCACCTTGCGCCAGTGGACCACCTGGATCAGTGGACCGGAGCGTTGCAGGCGGGCTCGGCCAGTTGACGCCGAGGTCAATGATGTTGGTAGCGTCGCCGGTCGCCGTCGGCGAGTCAACGATGCTAGTACCAACAACACCAGTGAAGGTGAGAAGTCTGTCAAGGATCATGTTACACCACCCTTGCTTCCGTGTTGAGGATTGCGTCACAGGTCCTAACAGGGATACCCCGGAAGGTTGTGATCGGCTTACCGTCGAACTCTTCAATTCTGAGCAGGACGTTAGTCTTGTTCATAGCTTGAAGGTCGAGGTAGGTGCGGACGACACGGTTGCAGTAGATGACCGTGCGGCCCATATTGGCGCGCACCTCAGGAGTGTCTGAGGTCTGGACGGTACCAGCGCTGACTGGCTGCGTCGGCATACGATACAAGGCTCGGACGAGGAAGTTGATCAGGTTGGCTGCCGAGACACCGGTGAGGATGGTGGTGTCGATGTTGGCGATGCGGACAGCATAACGCCAATCTCTGAGCACCAAACCGATCTCCCACTTGAAGTGGTCACGGTAGGCCTGATAGGTGTTCCCGCCCGAGTCCTGTACCGGCCACTCGCCCATATCTCGGTGTTGGAGGCCGGTGATCTTGCCCTTCGGGAACGTCGCAAAGAGCGTGTCCGCACCCCAACACACGACCCAAATCGATGTGTTGACTGAGGCCGTGCCACCAGCGTCAAGGATGTTAGCCGCCGTTTGTGAGTTGGCTGCCGTGACGGTGGAGTACCGAGGAGCGAGGCCAGTAAACCGCTCAGGGTTGGCAAACTGGTTGCCGTAGATAAGCGTCTGTGCGACTTGCTGGCTCATGCCTTCCAAGAACGCCTTGACTTCGCTGAGCCTGAACTCGGCGGTGTTGCCGTTTAGGTCGGCGATGTCCTTGTCGATCACGGCGTAGGTTTCCAGATTGCCGCACGTGTCGACGATCTGTGCCGTGGTTGACTTGGCGTTCGGGACGCCGCTGTTGAGCAAGCGCCATGTACCGATCGGCAAGCCTGTCCGAACGGTGGTCTTGTGGCCGGTTGGGAGGTTGCCCTCCATCACCAGCATGTCTTCCAGTATTTCGTTCGTCTGACTGAGCAATTCGATGATGGTGGCTACACGGTAGCCGTCATCCATGCGTTTGGCCCAGTCACCGTAGGTAAGCGCAAGAGCGCTACCTGCTAACACTGTTGCCATTGATTAGGCTCCTGATGGGAGAGTAGGGTAAAGAGCCTGCGCCGCCGTAGCGGGCCTGCCCCTTGACGGATCCACTTGCCCGGTCTTGGCGGGACCGTTCCCCATGACGGGGCGGCCCTCCGTGATATGCTGAGCAAGCTTGTAGAATAACCGGATGAAGGCCGGATGGTCTCCAGCGCCGGTCATATCCATCACCTGCCGGAACTCGGTAGCGAGTGCCGGATCGCCCACGCTATCAATCGCCTTGGCGACTGTAGAGAGGACTCGGTCGAAGCTCCCCCCGATCTCAGGGTGAGCCTTCGCCTTTTCTCGCCATTCATTACGGAGAGCCTCGTAGGCTTCGTATGGCTGACGGAAAGCTTCGGACGTCTGTTTGACGTAGAAATCGACTAACTGCTGACCTTGCTCTTGGGTCAGGTTCATGTCTTTGAAGAGTTTGGACGCTGCGGTGGCAACCTCACCGTCGAGCTGGTAACCGTCAGGCGCCTTGAAGTCTTCGTACTTCTCAGGCGCGCCCTTAGGCTTCTGTTCTTGGTTGAGAAGCGATTTGGGCTCGGTCGAACTCGGTGTAGATGTCTTCGTCTCCGGCGTCGTCTTCGCTTCCGTCGTCGGCTCCTTCGGCGGGGCCTCCGGCGGTGGAGTCTGCTGCGGTGGCGGCTGGACGTCTGGATTGTTCAGTTGCGGATCGCTCATTTCGTTCTCTCATCATTGTGACGTATTGGTCGGGACAGTGGGCCATGATGTCGGCGAGGACTCTGAGGCCCATCGATCGTTCTCCTTCACCGAAGGCGGTGCGGAGGGCAATGTCGGAGTATGTGCTAGAGAAGATGTGTGCTGCTTCAAGGAGGTCACAGACCCAACTTCGGCCGGGGAGAGTGGACATAATATTGGCAACAAACTCGCCGCGCTGGATAGCAACGAGCTTCGCTTGCTTTGCCGCCTGACGAATATGCCGACGTTCGGCTGCATTGTAGGGTTCATCCATTAGGGCTGTTGACCTAGCATTGCTTGAATGGCGTTCTGACCGCCGCCGACGTCTACATCGCCAGCGACTTTGGCGGCCTTGGCGAGCTGCTCGGCCTGTTGGGCGCGCTCGGCTTGGATCTGTTGCTGCTGACGGTTCTGGCGGATCTGGGCGAGCTGCTGGGGTGAGCGGATGAGCCGAGGGTCATTGTTGAGCAGGAAGCTCATCTTCTCGATGCCGTAGTCGATGTCGACGTTGTCCATAGCCGCCGGGTCGATGCCGCCCATCTGCCCGGCGACTTGGAATATCCGCTCGATACCGGCCGAGGCCGCCGCGTCTTGGGCGATCTCTAGCATCGAGCGGTATTTGATGTTGATGCCTTGGCCTTGAACTTCGGGCGGGGCGGGTGGTATCAGCCCGGCCCTTTGGGCGATTCCGAAGACTCGCTCGATGTCTTTTCCGAAGAACTCGACTTGGAGCCGGGTGAATACAGGACCCAAGGCGAGGAATCCTTCTGCCCGTCGAGCGTCAATTTCAGCTGCGGTAACGTTGCTTCTGGTTTGGTACTGGGAAATAACAGCAAAGACATCATTATAGAAGATCTTTTGGATTCGCTGTCGGACTTCATTGAGATCCTCCATCATATCCTTGATGTTGGGGTTCACTTGATAGACTGGGGCAAAGCCTTGGTTCTTAGTAGAGTTCATCAGCCCGCTGACGTAGGTAACGCCACCGGGTAGCAGGGAAGCTGGTTGATTCTTCAGCTGGATGTCGGCCAGCATAGGGGGATTTACTTGCTTGTCGATTGCCTGCGCCTTGCGCCGCGACTCTTGCTGGAGTTGCTTGGTGTCCGGCAGGGCGTCCATTCCCGGAGAGCGGCCGTAGGCGTCGTTGCTGACGAGGTCCCACCGACCCGCCGCGAAGGGCTGCTCGTAGAAGCCCTGCTTCCTCAAAAGGCTCGGTGCGTACGACGAGCCGCCCTGTGGTGCGGCTGACCCGCCCCATTCCCAGTAGATTTCGCGCCATTTGAATTTGTCCGATATGCCGAACTTGCGCCCATCGTGGTTCGGTTCAATAGCATGTGCAACAACAAGCTCTCGTGTGAGCGACGTGCCGCCCTGAGCGTACAGACGTTGGATAGCAGCCGACGTGTTCTCAAGTCCGAACTGCTCGACGACTTGGTTGACGGTGTAGGTAAACTCTCGGTAGACGGCGTTGGCTTGGAGGTTCGACCCGTTCTCAAGGTAGTACTCGCCCAAGCACGGATTGAGGCAAGTAATGACATTGTCGAAGTCCTCATATATCACCCGAACACAGGTCCCAAAGATGACCAGATCGAGGAGGGCCACGGCGACGCTGGTATAGTAGTTGCTCTCTTGGAAGATGAGCATCAGGATCCGCTCACATTCGGCAAGCCACATCGACGTGTCAGATGTTTGGGTGGAGTCGATGGTGCCGACGCGTAGTTGGAACCACTGCCTCGTGGGGTTGGCAGTGCCGCTCATCATGCCCGCCGCGCACTTATAAGCAGCCAGCGTCGCCGTAGAGTCGATCATATGTTGATTGATAGGCGAACCTCGGCCCATCTGGTTCGGCGTGATGAGCCACTTATAACGGCGCGGCAGCATGAAGTCGGCCAGCTCACGCCAGTGGACCCACCATGAGTAGCGGTTTACTCGGAGTCCAATTAGGCGACCTTCCGCATGCTGCCGCAGCTTCAGGTCCGCCTCGGACGGGATCTTCGTGATGGGCCTGAAGTTTGGGGTTATGGTCGGTACTGTTCCACCTTGGATTGGCATTTATCGTGGACCCATGGGGTGCTTCTTGGCGATCTCTGCGGCAGCCATAGCTTGGATTTTGGCAGCGGATGCTTGGTTCTTAGGATCCTCAAAGAACTTCTCGGCAGCTTCGATTTGGTCGTTAGGAACGAGTTGGCCCATGCTGTGCCACTGTTCAGGGTTGCCCATTGTCGTGCGCATGATGTGCCGGACGAGGATTTCGTTGGGGTCGGCGTCGGAATCCTTCAAGGCCTGCACCTTAGACCGTGCATCTGCCCAACGATCGAACATCTTGTTGTACTCTTTGACGGCCTCAGGGTTACGATCGAATAGGATCTGGAGGCCACGGTGGATGGACTCGTGGACCATCACGGATGGGGCATCGAGTACCTCGTTGTGAGCCTGATTGATGTACATTGGGGTTTCGTGGATCCGAGCCTCTTTCATCTGCCGTGGTGTCGTGATCTTCTTGACGGGGTCGTAGGCGAGGGTAAAGCCGCCGAGGGTCGTGGCTTGCTTTTGCATAGAGAAGGCAGACTTGCCCGGATCAAAGCCGAGCGAGGCGATCGGGTCTCGACCGGCGGCTAGGGCGGCCCGAGCGACAACGTTGCTCATTCGTTGCTTGGCCTCAGGGGTCAGCTGGCTAGTGTCGAAGGTCTTTGGATCGCCGTGGAGGAAGGCTTGTTTGAAGGCTTCTGAGGAAGTCTTGCCTGCTTGGAACAGTGGTTGTGGCAGCCAGCCGGACTTGCCGGATTCGCCGTAGATGCGGACGTTCTGATCCATGAAGTGCCGTTCCCACGACTTGCCATAGGCGAGCCCTGACTCTTTGGCAAATAGGGCTTCTTGGGGAGTCGGGTAGTGCTCTTCGCCGCCGAAACCACCCTCTTTGCCTGAGACGGCCTTGGGTAGGCCTATGTCCCCCTCGCCTGGGATGGGGGCTTGACCCGGCGGCGTCTTTTCGGTGCCGTGCCACCAATCGCTCAACCAGCTGGCTTGACCTGCCTTGAACTCTGGACTAACCAGTCGCCCGTGGTCGTACATCACCCCAGCCGCCATAACGAGGTCACTATCCGACGGCTCCCCTCGTGGTCGGTTAGGCTCGTTAGGGTTGAGTGGGACGACTAGGGCCATTATGCGCCGCCGAGGAGAGTGCGGGTTGCTGTGCCGCCCGACTGTGGCAGGGTGCCAAGCACTGAGGCGGTAAACTGCATCGACGGCGATTGGCTCTGTCGCTGCTTAGCGGCGTTCTGACCGTAGGTCGGTGGATTTGGCGGTGGAGGCGGTGCCACCGGCGCAACTGCCTGCATAGGCGGCGGCTTCATGAAGCTCATCGAAGGTCTCCCTCCATGTAGTCGTGGATCTGCATATAGCGTTTGAGTGCTTGTTCGTGGGACGGGTAGCTGGGATAGTTGTCGAGCCCCTCCATCTTGGCTCTCTTGATGGCTTGTTCGTTTGAAACGATCTTGTTGTTCCAGACGGTGGGCAGGACGTAGGTCTTGTCGCCGATACCGGCGGTGATGGCGCGGAAGGTCGAGGTGGTGCCGTCTTCGTTCTTGACGCCGCCTTTGTGCAGATTGTTGAGATGGTGAAGGTAGACTTTGCGCTCTTGCTCGTTGAGGCTGAGGTTGGAGCTGGCGTGGTCGTAGTTGGTGCCGAGCCGGTCTACCCAACTGGACTCAGGCGCAGGCGGGGCTTGGCCGTCCTTCGGCTGCTTAACCATAGTCGGCATCAGTTTGGGATCGTCGTCAGGCACGCATCCGCTCCATGTCGAAGGGGTTGTATTCGTACTCGACTAGTGGCTTGGGGTGGTGTTCGCCACCGGCATGGGCGTGTGCGGCGAGGGGATAGGCGAACGTCAAGGCGAGAGCGTCCGCCCGGTCAGGGGACTCAACCCCTCGCCGCATCATGTCTTCTTTGGTTTCGAGCTGGATTTCGTTGCGGTTGTTGAAGGTGTACGTGGGGCCGACTAGTTGGGCCTTGAGTTCAGGGTCGTTGGGGATTGCGCCGTGCTTGATCCACTCGCGCATAGCACCCCACATGGCAGCGCGCTTATTGGCGTACTTCTCGCCCTGATTGCCGGTGTCGTAGCCACCAACGTCGTCCTTTCCACCGAATTGAACCTCGAAACAGTGGAGGGCCATATGACGTACGTTATCAACAACGCCGCCACCAACACCGCCACCATCAATAAATATTCCATCGGGCCTATACGCATGGTAACCGTCGTTTATTCGGGTGGCGAGTTCGACGGTGTTGAGCCCTCGATAGTATTGCCACTGGATGGTTCGGGCGTCGCGGCCTTTGCGAAAAGCGATGACCGACTCATTGCTGCCGAATCGAGCCACGTCGCATCCAAGGGATAAGGGATCTGAGAGAGACGTAGTGACGTCTCTAAGCATCGCCGCGTCCACGTCTGCCGCGCTGATGAATTCCATTTCGCCGTGTCTCGGGAATTCGCCCTTGATTCGAACTCGGCAAAAGTCACTATCGTCGCCATAGGCTTCTATCCAGCGGTTGATTTGGTCTTTATTAGTGATGCTAACGGTTCGACTATCCAGTTGTATGTTTTGCCACCATTTACTAAATCGCCCACCCGCAAAGCATTCTTTAAATCGTCCGGTGTTTCGAGTAGGATTACCAAACGCAAGCCAGATAATCTCAGTGTCACTGTCTGTAAGGGCACCTTCAACGACCTCCCATATCATATCCGGGATTGCCGAAGCCTCGTCCATTATCATCAGGATGCGCTTACCTTTGTTGTGCATCCCGGCGAAGGCTTCGGTGTTCTTCTCACTCCATGGGACTTGGTCTATGCGCCAAGTCCGCTCACGCGACGGGTCCCGGCTAAGGAGGGCCGTGGCAGTGAGGTAGAAGTTATCCTTCCCGATGAAGAGGTTGAACCACTTGCCGAGTTCGGCCCAGGTTTTGGTTTTGAGCTGAGCCTCAGTATTGGCGGTGATTACGCCGCGCGTATCAGGCGCGGTGGCGAAGGCCCACAGGATAAGCCACGCCACCAGCGCCGACTTGCCTACACCGTGGCCGGTGGCAGCGGCAAGCTGAATAGCCGAGCGAAGAGGGAGCCCCGCTTGGACGCGTTTAAGGACCTCAAGCTGCCACGGTTCAGGTCCTATTGCACGCTCAAGCGTGGTTCCTTCTTTGCCCCAAGGAAAGGCGCTGAGCACAAACGCCACAGGATCCTTGTTGCACGAGGCTAACCATGCGAGCAGTTCGTCCAATGCGGGGCCCCTCTACGCGCACGACGACCCTTCAAGTCATGCGCGTCTCTTGAACGGCAGCGGTGCCGTCACAGGAGGCAGCACCGCCGGTTTCGGCTGTACCGAGGTCTGCGGCGACGGCACAGCTTCCACTTGTTTAAGCGCGTTGAACTTACGTATACGTTCTTCTAGCTCCAGCCCTATCCCAACGTTCACGTTGGTAGAGGTGGTGTGGCGGCCGAAGCCGGTTCGATCAGCCATCTCGACGGCAATGGCAAGTGCTGTCTTAGGACTGACTGTCTCACCGGCCTCGTCCATCTCTTCGAAGTACTGGGCTAAATGTCGCGCGGCAGCTTGACGTAGCCATGTTGAAAGGGTCGTGTATTCCGCATTGGCGTCGATGTGCGCCTGTTCAGCCTTTTCTCGCTTTTTGGCGACTAGGTCTTGGAACGCCGGGTCGGATTGAAGGGTACGAAGGCGTTCGTAGCTGTAACCTGTAACTGTCATTACCTCCCCTGTTGTGTGGCCGAGGGCGAATAGCAGGGCCACCCGATGATGGGCGTCCCTAAACTTTGTGATCTTCGGCGTAGCCCGGCGTTCACGGAGTAGCGCCGTGTCGGCTTGAGTGAGTTCACGAACTTGGCCGATCGTGACCGGCAGCCTAGGGAGCCTCATACTCGTCTCACAAAGCTAGATACGGCGAGGGGCGCTCTCGGCGCCCCCTTCCGTTGAAGGACCAGCTGCTTCCCGTTCACCAGCAGCTCAATGGGAACTTTGGGCCGCTCCTTCGTCCGAAGCTTGTGCACCTTGTTGTGCTTCGGTTGGTACCGCTCGATGAGACTCTTTTCCACCTCGTTGAGGTCAGCTGCGGCTAACGGCTGGATCCAAACATCATCGAACCGAATAGCCTTGTCAGCCAACCAACCAGCCGCCCGCCTACCTCTGGCTATGCCTCTGGCCGCCGATGCATGGGTGTACAGTCGGGACAACGGCTTTCGGCTCTGCCCGACGTAAACCACATCTCCTCTCCACATAAGCAGATACACGCACGGTTGGAGGAGCCAACCCGCGTTTACGAATCCCATCATGAACCCTATTATACCACAGCTAGGATTTATAAACAAGCCCCTTTGTGAGGCTTCTTGTGGTACAAGGATTGTATTACAATGCGAAATTTTTATTTCGGATAGACAGACGGTCGCCGCCCGCCCGGCGCGCCGACTTTTGGCCCCCCGCCCCCCGTCGCCATGACCATCGCCATTACCATTGCACCTCGCCATGCTGATGGCCATCGGCATAGCGCTCGCCCTTATCACCCCGTTGTACTCCCCTTGTGATACCCTCATACACTGATAGACCGACCTAGGCCGCGTGGCCGAAAGCGAAGCGGCTCTCTCATCTCTCTCTCTATCACTTAGACTTACTTCCGCTCACGCGCGCTACCCTCGTCTATCAGGCAATCAGGGGATCACTAGGGGCCGACAAGGGTGCGACAAGGGGTCGCAGCGAATACAACCGCCGGTTGGTTGGCAATGCGCTCGGTTGCGCTCACAGTCGCGTCATCGCAATGAGCATTCCCGCTCAGCGAAATAGAAGGACGATGGCAATGGCAAAGTTCAATGACGATGTGACTTGGATCAACGACGTTGCAGTCCCAACCGGGCTCAATGGCTTGTGGCAAGCACGTAGCGAAGCTGCCAAGCGCGCCGCCGAGGCACGTGAGGCATTCGAAGCGGCTTTCGTTGAGCACATGCACGACAACGGGCTGCCGCGTAGCCGCTCGTTGGTTTTCAATTATCGGTTCGGTAAGCTCAGTGTCGCCGAGGTGGCCGCCGAGGCGCCCAAGGCTAAATCCACTGCCAAGGGTCAAACTGATCTGGCATCGTTCTACGCCGCTCAGTTGGGCAATGGCCGCCGTATCTAACGCACAGGCATAGGCACAGGCATAGGGCGGCCATATCGGCCGCCCTTATCCATTGGAGGCATCAATGCATGATCTGATCGTAATTGCGGCGCTCTATCTAGTCGGGCTGCCGTTCGTTCTCACACTGTTAGGGGAGGGAATGAGATGATAGACGCACACACGGCATTCCTGCTAATCGCCGGGACAATGGTTTGGATAATCTTTATGTGTCGGATATAACGGCACAGAGCACAAAAAGAAAGGGCCGATACCTCAACGGGTATCGGCCCTTTTCGTTTGCGCTTCGCTGATCTGGGCATCGGCCGCCGCTCAATGGCCGCTCAGTCGCCCAGAGATGGCCGCCGGTTCGTTTTCACACCGACCGGCTACCTAGGTAGCGGCCACCTCACCAAAACTCACCAGCGGGCTTCTAATCGGCTTTGGTAATTGGCTACCGGCTGTTACCGGCGCCGTGTTACGCTTATTGCGCTGTATGCTGGTGTGTGCCGCTGATAGTTTAGAACGATCTCGCTGCGCCAACAATGCACGCTCTTTGCATATTGGACACAACGGCACCAACGATCTCCCCTTCATGCGCCGTTCAGATGCAAACTCACAGTTAAACCACACCCGAGCTAAGTGCAGATTACATCCAGCTCGCCTAGCATACTGTGTAAGCACAGCACCACGGCCTTCATGATGCTCCTTGAACCTAGCAGCAACATCACGGCCATTGCGACATATGCCAAGGTAATGACCAGCGTGTTTATATCTTGGCTCAATGTGGATGAGGTAGATGGTATAGCCGGTCATGTCCGTTTCCTATATCCCTTGGTTGCATGGAGCATGTAATCAAGCTCACCAATACGCACAGAGGCAATGATCCGCCGATCCACTGTGCCTTTGCGTGTTGTTTGCCGCTTGATTAGCCGTACTGGCACCATCGTCACCTTGCCATTCTCATAGCCATAGGTAAAGCGTGGCGGCTTAACGTGCTTGTGTCTCATAGGAACGACCTCCACTTCTTAATGATCTTGAGTGCCGTATGATATGGCTTCTTGACGCCTTTGCGCTTGAGGTACTTAAACAGCCATAGCCTAAACTGTGTCTCAGGATGCTGTGCAGCCATCTCTATGAACCGCTCTTGCTTCTTAGTTCTGGCTGGCATCACCATTCCCTCCACGTTTTGTATGTGTAATTCTTATCAAGCCAGTCAATTATGTCCGAATACTGCGGCATTTCCTTGCGCAGCTTGTCGTAATCCACACCAGCGGCGAGCAGCATAGCGATAGTGTCATACCATCCACGATACCAGTTATCATTCGGCTTCGCATTGAAATGCTTCCACATAGCATTATCAATGTCGATAAACGAAGCCGGTTCCTTGTGCCCTTTACGGGTGAATGCTATACAGTGGGCCATCACACTCTCCTCTCAGCAAACAATCGCCATTCTTCCACTTCATCGTAATGCCACACACACCAAAACCCATCGTCCTCATCAACTGTGAGGAACACGATGGGCTCGCCATCTCTATCAACAACAGCATAGGCGGCCTCAAACTGTTCACCGTCTTTGCTCTTGAATGCGCATTTATTGATTGTTGGCAGGTAGAAGTTCCATGTCATTGCTGATCCTCCACAGCAAACTTCCAGCCTAGTGCCATAGTGCGCGTGATCTCATTCATAAGCAGCGATCCACCACGATGGCCGTTGCTGATGCCAATGATCCACGCCATCAATATCTCAGCATCATATGGCTCAACGCCTTCCTCCTCGAATAGGTCACATATCCTATCGACGACGGCTTGGTGCTCAATCACTATTTGTCTGGCTGTTTTCATTAGCATACCCTCAGCTTATCCAACATATATCGGGTATTGAGGTGTGCTTGAATGCGCCGTAGGCTCTGTGGCGCATTGAACGGATTGCTACTTGTGCCCATAGCAACCACACACTTGGTGGTTATGTCCCACAGCTTCCATTCATAATAGCCATCAATGTGCTTATTGCGGCTCATCTGGAATGGACAATCACGCTTCTTGCTCATCTTTAACCTCGTAGAATGCTAGTGTGAAGTCGCAGACCGGGAAAGCCTCAGCAGCTTGGACGAGGCTTTCAGCTTCAACTATTCCAACGAAGTCCTGTGTTTGCTTCTCGTATGTCTCTCCTTTGATTTTGACATAGATGTTGGTGGGTTTATACCGATACACAGCCACTTGCATCGTTACCTCCAATGTATGAAACCAGCAGCTTCAAGGAATGCTACCAGCATGAGCATGTAGAATGCTATCATCAAGAACACACGCATTGTAGCCTCCTTTGAAGAGCCTCCCCTCAATGACGAGGGGCACCCGTTGCGTGGGTGTCAGCTACAGAACGCAACTCTGTACTGAAGGCTCATAAGGGACAAAGAGAGGCGGTAGGTTTCCCTACCGCCTTAGTCGCCGTCGGTAGGTTCAGTTACCAACGGTATGGATCTGTGCCTGTAGCTACCTTAGGCTCTTCAGCCACATGTGAATCATCACCAGCGGCAGTAGGCTCATGCACAGGTGGAGTGGGAAACGGTGTAGGTTCCCTAACCTCCTCTTTCGGCTCCTCACGATGGAACAGCTTCTTTGCCGCATCCATCCACTCGAATGCCTCATCGAGCTTGGCTTTCACCTTCTCAAGCTCTTCCTCGGCAGTCATCGCCCTGAGCAGATGATCGTCACTCTCACGTTGACTGGAATGCAGCTTATCGGTGAGATCCTTAATGCGATGCTCATTAGCAGCATTGATGGCATTCGCATTAGCCAGATCATGATGCAGCACTTCCTTTGTGCTACGCTCATTATCAAGCTCACCTTGCAGCCTATCACGATGCTGCCGCACCGTATTCAGCTGCTCATTGAGCCATTGATTGGTAGCCTTAAGGCTCTCAACCTCTTCCTTGATACGCCGTTGCTCATGCTCAAGCTCTGCAACGCGCTTACCAAGCTCACTAGCTGAGACGATTGCATCGGCCGCTTTCGAGAACATATTGCGAATGCTTGTCATCTCAGCCTCCGTCGGGGCAGCAACTACATCAGTCATGACTTAACCTCCTGTTTATACAGATCCGCATCATTCACTACCGTAATGGTCATGCTCGACCAATCAGGGTAATTCTTCTTGACATGGGCATAAGCACCAAGAACGAACTTGTCTTGGCTGCCTTTACCCTCAGGACGTGGAACGTCAAACGTCCGCCCATCCTTTGTGTTGACCTGAATGTATAACGCCATATGGCGCTCCTTGTGGCAGCTAACTATTGAATGGGGAAAGGAAGGCATCCGACCGATGGATGCCTTCCCCTGTGCTCATACCATCCTGAGCTTGCTTGTCAGTGTGCACTCCGACAGTGGCCGCTCATTGCTGGTATGTGTGAGGCTCCATGTGTACAGCATAGAGCCTCAGTTAACCGTTAGTGACGGGCAACAGGCCCCGTGGGAGCCCGCCCTCGTGTCTGCACCATAGCGGCTTGCTTGGCGCTCGTAGCAGCCTTTGCCTTTTGCTTCTTAGCCTCGGCAGCAGCCACCTTGGTGGGAGACGTCTTGATGATGCTCTTGACGTCGATCTTGACAGGCACCTTCGCCCTCTCTTCAAGGTTCTTGGTAGCCTGCTCGATGAGGCTTGCATCAGCCTCAAGCAGCTGGTTAGCCGCCTTCGTGATCTCAGATGCCTCAACATGAGACACCTTGATGCCTTGACGCTTCATCTCATCCTTGATGAGGTTCTTCGCCAAACGCCGAGCCTCGGTCATAACCACGCCGGGCACCTTGCCAGCCTTGGCAGAACGGCCACGCTTGGGCATCTTGCCAACCTTGAGATCCTCAAGGTTCTGCATTGCGATTTCCAAAGCCGCTTCCTTACGCTTCTCCTCATCTGGATAATTGGCTTTGGTAACTTTGCTCATCCCCTTGTTGAGATAAGCCTTAACGCCTTCAGCCAAACACCACTTGTAGAGCTCCTCATCGGACAGATCCACATCGGTGTCCACTTGAAGGCTATCCTTCGCCTTCGTAATCTGGATGTCGAACACGGCCACATTGGCCTCCTATGTTGTGTGGGATTGTAACGCCGAGATGTGCAGCACCATCATGGTGACGGACAGGATTGCCTCTTACACACCTCGGCACTACCCATATATTGTGCGCTGCGATTGTGGCTTTTTCAAGGCATTTTCAAGGCAGAGCCATGCGATTTTGCATGGCGGCCATGCGCTGGGCGCATAGCTATTCTTATCAGACTATCAGGTAACCAGATACATCAGACTTGACTTTTTTACCGTTTTATGGTATAATGTTAGTCAGAATGGGAAAGCGTAAGTAATAAAGGCGCAGCACGATGGAAAAGCGAACAGGCGTAGCCATCATTATCGTCATCGCTTGGATGGTAGTCGGTTATCTCCTCGGTCAATTCACCGGCGGTGAGACTGCCCTACTGGGCGGTGTCATCGGCTGCCTCGTCCTGCTTTGGGCCAAGTAGGCCCAGCTCCCCATGAAACGATCCCGCCAACACAAAGGAATAGTGTGATGTCCGCCACAGTGACAACCTTCCGACCTCCGTGGGCCATTACCTGCTGGGTCGACGACGAATACGTGTACGTGGAGATGCCGGGCGAAACAATGCCTTACATCCAACGGCACGCTTTGAGCGAGGCTGGTTTTGCCAAGGCCCTCAATGTTCTCCGTGAAGTCCACCGGCAGCATCCATTGAGGCCGATCGGCCGGTCCAAATACCCAATGCCAACGCCAAAGGTCACCCGGCCTCAACGAGGTAGGCTGCCTCGTGGTGAGTTCACCCCTGAGCAGCGCCTAACCGCCCTCGCCCTCGTCAAGAAGATGGGCCTGAAATGACCTGTCCCTATGGCGAGTGTCGCATGGTCAACCTATGCCGTAACCATTGTGTGAGGAAGGCGCTGGAAGACAACGGCTGGCGCCTTAACACCCAAGGTGATCTGGAGAAGATCAATGAGTCCGATCGAAGAAGCACTAAACTCCAACCTGCCCGATGATTGGCAAGTCACCAACCTATCCGAGCTAGGCGACAGGGATTGGCAAGTGATCTGCTCAGACGAAGTCCACGTCGTCATCGCCACCGGCGACACCATCGAAGATGCCATCCTACATGCCGCAGCTAGAATCTTTGATGGGGTTTACGCCGGGACGCTCTTCGGTGCAGCTAAGCGTGACGAGTTCGAAGACAAAAAGATCCCGCTGCTATCCCTCCTTGGCTTAGAGAAACCCAAACAAACATTCAATCGCCGAGTATGATCCCAGTTCCCACATCCATTTGGCAAATCATCATTCCAGCCGTCGTCATACTCGGCGTGGCTGGGTTTATCCGTTTGTTCATGCCGAAGCAACCCACGGACATTAGAATACCAATCATTAAGGGGCCGCCGCGCTCCAACTGGTTGGGCACCACGTTGCACGGCGGCACATGCCCTGAGTGTGGGCACGACTACTTCTTCGTCAGGGTCGACATGCTCTGTTGCGACAAATGCAAGACGGCCTATCGAGTTTTCAATTACGGTCACGGTCAAGTGTGGGCCGAGATCGTTAACTAAAGGGGACTCCACTACCAAACGGGGTAATATGAAAGGAACTTCAATGAAGAAGCTACTATTGGCCACAGTGATGGCAATGACGCCAGTTGCTGCGATGGCCGACGTCACCATAATTGACAAGTTGTCTGGAACTGGTGACAACGTGGTGTTTGACTCTCAAGTAGGTGGTCTCATCCTTGGGAGTTTCAACGGCCAAAATCAAGGGGTCGTTGACTTCACCGACCTGTCTGGAAACGCACTGTTTGTGGGTGCTCAGAATGGCAACGACATTAAGATTGCCAACACGAGCGACCTTCAGATACAGGTCTTTGACGCAACCAACACCTCGGTGTTGCCAACTGCCACTGACGTGTTCTCTCTGAAAGGCACCGGGACCGTGACAGCATTCGTCACCGCCAACGAACCGGGCGGCGGCACAACGCTGTTCACGTTCAACCTCGGCGCGATTGACCCGAACGCACAGTCCGGGTTCACGTTGTCGGCCATCAACGGTGAGACGATCAACATGTACACGCTGCTCGATGTTGGTGGTAACATTACCGACTTCGAGCACTATCGTGTCGACGTTGCCGCCGGTGCAGTACCAGAGCCAAGCACGTGGGGCATGATGTTGCTGGGCTTCGTAGGACTAGCCTTTGCCTTCCGTAATCGGCGGAAGGTAGTCAGCCTAGCCTAACCAACAACCAGAGGGGAGGGACGCAAATGTCCCTCCATTTTCACCATGCATGACTCTACATTCGAGTACCTGAACCCGACCGAGTACCAGAAGTCGGCTATGCACGACCTGCGCGGCTACGCAGCGGCATACGCAAAGATGATTGAAGATAACGTGCCCGATGGCCCCGACAAGACCTACATCCTGCGCAAGCTGCGCGAAGTCGCAATGTGGGTCAACGTCGCCATCACCCGACAGCCAGATGGCTCGCCGAGATGAGCGTGCCTACCAAAGGAGAAACCTACTTCAAACTAATGGAGCACCTGCGTCTAGCACAGGAAGATGCAGCAATGCTAATGCACCTCAACAACGCCGACGGCGATGGCCCCGGCACAGTCTTAGCCAGAGGATGGTGGAATGTAACCGAGCAACTCAAGAAGATGCAAAACACCATCACCATCCTAGCCAAACGGGGGTTACAATGAAAAGGTCTGCACATGGTAAAGCTGCCAAAGCTAATCGAACGATCACTCTCACGAGCGAGGAGATTGCCACGATACGTGAATCCCTTTCCCGACCTCTCGGTAAAGTCCAGCTCGGCGAGATATTCTTCCTTGTCGGCATCCTTCGTCGCGTCACCGACACCAAAGCGCCGAGCGCGCATTGACCTAAGGACACTTGGCCGATGAGCATCCTCAGCGACATCGTCTCCAACACGGTAATGCCAAAGGAGGGCCCTAAACCCACCGACGAGCAGGTCCACTACCTCGATCTGCTCCTTGAGACCGACGACAACATAATGATGAACGCCCTTGCTGGTACCGGCAAGACCACTACCCTCGAAATGGGTGAGAAGCGGGTCAAGTATCCAACCATCCTCTACCTCGTGTTCAATACCAAGAACGCCAAGGAAGCCAAGGGCCGGATGCTTTCGACCACCGACACCCGCACCTTCAACGGCTGTGGCCACATGATATGGGGCCGCTCCATCGGCACAAAGCTCACCCTCAACACGAAGAAATGCAATGACATCCTCAAAGTCATCATCCAAGAGTCGTCGAAGAAACGCCAAAAGGAACTATGGGACGTCTACTTTGAAGTCCTCGCAGCGGTCGGGATGGCAAAGTCCCTCGGATATATCCCCGATGGTAAATTTCCTGACACGCCCCGTCTCTGTACTAGAGACCAGCTCATTGCCGCACTGGAGGAGCAGCCAAGTGATCTTGTCCTCGATCTTATCGACGACGTCCTCTTTAGCTCCATCAAAGCGGGATACGCCGGATCAGTGGACTACAACGATCAGGTTTATCTGCCCGCTGTGTTCGGTGGAGCATTCCCTCGATTCCCACTCATCCTCGTCGATGAATACCAAGATCTCAACCCCGTTAACCATGCGATGCTTACACGCCTTGTCAAAGGGCGCATTGTTGGAGTTGGCGATCCATGGCAGAACATCTACGGATTTCGTGGAGCTAAGGCTAACGGCATGGCCGAGGCAAAAGCCCAATACTCAATGACCAGCTGTGACCTGTCTGTCAGCTTCCGATGCCCCGAGAAGGTAGTCGAGGCTGCCAGATGGCGCGTTCCACACTTCAAATGGTTAAAGCCGGGAGGGCACGTTGAGCGACTCGAAGGAATGGAGGCTGGAGATTTCGCTGACGGGGCGGCAGTCATCTGTCGAAACAACGCTCCGCTTTTCAAGCTCGGTATGCAACTTCTATCGCACGGCCGTTCTGTCACCGTTGCAGGGTCAGACATTGGCCCTAAGCTTATCGGCACTATGCGAAAGCTTGGGCCTGAACATTCCCCTCAAGCTTTTGTCCTTGGTGCTATCGAGGATTGGCGCGCCGAAAAGCTCGCCAAAGAATCCTCCACCGCCAACGACATGGCCGACTGCATGAAGATCTTTGCCGGATACGGTGACGATCTCAGCACCGCCATCAAATACCTTGAGCATCTATTTGCTCAGCAGGGCGAGATGAAGCTCCTCACCGCCCACAAGTCCAAAGGGCTTGAGTTCAAGGACGTCTACATGCTCGATCCTTGGCTGATGAAGGAGCACGACCAAGACCTAAACCTACGCTACGTAACTCAGACGCGATCTCTAAACCAGCTGTTTGAGGTCAGCTCTGACACCATCAGGTGGGAGTAAGATGTCATACCCAACATCGTCAATGGCCTACAAGGATTGCTACGAGGCGCTCAACGCTGCCTTGGAGCATCCCAAAGGCGTCAAGATCCCATGCGAAACCCGAGAAGCCGCCGAACGCCTTCGGGCTCGTATGCACTACGCTCGAAAGCTAGACAGAGATGACAACGCTGCCATCTATCCAGAGACAGATCACCCGCTGCACGGCCGATCACAATACGACATACTCGTCGTTCGCGTTAGCATGAACGGCAACCGCATATGGCTGCGCCTTGAGCCCAACCAATCCTTTGCCGATGTTATCGAGCCAATCGACGATGATTACCAACCGCTGCCACCTCCACCATCAGAACCCATCAAACCACTCACCATCCAACCGGTACCATTCAGGAGGCGCGTATGACCGACTGGCTTGCCCTTTGGCTTAGAGCACAAAAGGCCGAGATAGGCCTCGCCGTCCCGACCGACGATCAGCGCGAGGTGGCACGCCAGTTGTACAAGGCCCGAAACAAGAACCCCGACCTTGCCAACGTGCGTGTGTGCTTTATGCCAAACGGCGAAATATGGCTGGTCAAGAACCAAGTGAAGGTTATCGAATGAACACCAGCCCTACCTACCTCACGTCGATCCGCCTATACCTCCACGACGTAGAAGAGCTAGAACGCATCTACGGCCGAGGCTGGACAGGCTATGTCCGTGAGATCATCCACCGCCACCTAAGGGAGCGGCGCTCTAAGGTTAACTACGGAGTACAAGATGAGCACGATTAACGAGATAATGGACACACCACCAAACGAACTGAGACCAGAAGATACCAAAGCCCTAGTAGCATACCATCGTGAGGCCCGTGCACGGCTTGACGCTGGGGTAAAGCCAAAGAAAGACCGACCGAAAGTAGAACTCGACATCTCCCATATCATCCAGCAGATCAAACCAGCATCCACACCAGACAAACCCAAATTCGTGAGGCGCGTATGAGCATCCTCAACCAACAGATCAAAACAGTAGAAGACTTCACGATAGAGACCGTAGCTGAGGCCCCGTCACCGTTTTTGCCTAACTCCAACATCCAATGGGCGTGGGACTCAACTAGCCTGAGCTATCTCAAGCAATGCCCACGCCTCTACAAGTACATCATGATCGACGGCTGGCAGAGCGAGGGCGAGTCTATCCACCTCCGCTTTGGTGCCGAGATCCACACCGCCTTCCAGATGTACCACATGATGCGCACCGGCGGTGTCAACCACGACGACGCTGTACACGAAGTCGTGTTCGATACCCTCAGCCGCACATGGGGCTGGAACCCTGACCCTGAAGAACGACCGGGCAAGTATAAGAACCGCCACACTCTTATCCGAGCCATCGTCGACTATCTGGACAAATATGAAAACGACCCCGCAACAACATATATTCGGGCCCGTGACGGCACTGCTGCTGTTGAGTATTCTTTTCGTTTTGAGTTGGACTTTGGACCACGGGCGGCTGTATCCACGAGAGACGGAGAAGACGTACTATCCCAGCCCTATGTCCTGTGCGGACATCTGGACCGTGTTGTCACCTTCAACGATAGCGTGTTCGTCATGGACTATAAAACGACCACATCGACTCCCGGCCCTTACTACTTCGACCAATACGACCCACATAATCAGATGAGCCTCTACACCCTAGCTGCCCAACAGATCTTTGAAGAGGTACCCGTCAAAGGTGTCATCATCGAGGCTATCCAGTTAATGGTTGACGAGTCGCGCTCTACCCGTGGCATCACCTTCCGTAGCTCTGGCCGCCTGATGGAGTGGACCACCGATCTCGAATACTGGCTCGGCATGGCCGAATACTATGCCGAGGTGGGTTACTGGCCGCACAACGATACGGCCTGTGACAAGTTTGGCGGCTGTCGCTTTCGTGAGATATGTCAGAAAGACCCGGCCGTTCGAGAGAAGTTCCTAGCTTCATCATTCAAGAAAGGAACTCCTTGGAATCCACTACAACCTAGATAGTCACCTTTGGAGGGGCCACTCTATGACTACCTATGTCATAAACACGACCGTCGTCAACCTAGAACACCGTTTCAAACGTTTCCACGTCGCTGGGTTCGGCCCTGACTCTGTCTTCAAGACCGAGCCCGTCGGCTGGTTCGTGCACCTAGAAGGCTCACATGAGTCCCTCTACCTCGGCACAGACCGGCCTGAACTAGACTCCGGGGACCCCGTCGAAATACGCATAAGGAAAACCAATGCCCAGCCTAGCTCAGCACCAAAGTAATGAGTTTGTAAAGGTTCTCATTGTCGGGGATCCGAAATCAGGGAAGACCAGCTCGCTCGTTTCGTTAGTTGAGGCTGGCTATCTGCTGCGTATCCTCGACATGGACAACCTTCTCGATCCACTCAAGTACCAAATCCTTGCGCGGTGTCCGCATCTGATTGGGCACGTTGAGTTCCGAACGCTTAGAGATAAGCGCAAAATGACACCATTAGGACCTGTAATCGATGGACAACCAAAAGCCTTCATTGAAGCAATCCGGATGTTCGACCATTGGAAGTACGATGACGTCGATCTCGGTAGACCCGCCGAATGGGGCAGTAATATTATCCTTGTGGTTGATTCCCTCAGTCGTCTCTGCGATTCGGCGTTTGACTGGAGAGAACCTCTCACGCCTAAAGGACGTTCAGGCGACTATGATAAACGAGCGACTTACGCTGACTCTCAAAACGCGATCGAAGACGTCCTCGCCGGGCTCACGTCGCCGCTCTTCCAAACGAACGTCATCGTCATCGGACACGGTCAGTACCAGCCCCAAGTCGTTGGACCCGACCAAATCTTCCCACAGGGAATAGGGCAGAAGCTCTCGCCGAAGATCCCTGCCTATTTCCCCAACTATATCCGCTACGTAAACAGAGGAGGCAAACGCACAATCCAACTAGAATCAGACTCACAGATTAGCTTGGCAACGGCTAGGCCACTTGAGCTTAAGGCGCTGCCAGCAGAGACAGGACTCGCAACGCTATTCGAGGCGCTGCGAGGGAAACCAGCATCCAAACCAGCAACCAGACCAGTTGCTCTCAAGAGGATATAACCAATGGCTATCAGACCACAGCAATCAGTACGACGTGATTTTACACCCAAGCCTGAGCCCGAAGAGGAGAAGGCAACCAGCTTCTCTGCCATCCTCGACCAGCAGGTCGAAGACGCCGAGCGGCCAAAGCCTCTCCCCGTCGGCACGTATCTCTGCGTAGTTACTGGGCTCCCTCGGTTCGACAAGTCGTCTCGTGCACAGACGGACTTTGCCGAGTTTACCCTGCAACCGACGGAAGTCTACGACGACGTTGATAAGGATGAGCTGGAGGCGATGGGCGGTCTGGAGAACCGTACCCTTCGCATCACCTTCTGGCTTACTGAGGATGCCAAGTGGCGCCTTCGTAAGTTTCTTGAGGATTGTGGCATCGACGTCTCTGGCAAGAGCTTTCATGAGGCTATTGAGGAAGCTCCAGGCCAGCAGGTGATTGCCAACGTCACTCATGATCCTGCCAAGGATGGCAGCGGCCACTACGCCGTTGTGAAGTCTACGGCAGCAGTGAAATAGTCGGGTACCTCGTCAGCCATAACCCGACTATATCCCCGCCGAACCTGTTTGTCACAGTCCCCGGCGGGGAGGGCCCCCAGCACCGAACTAGGCACTCGTCCGCTGGGGGCCCACCTTCCCTCAATGGAGAACACCAATGGCAGAACCAGAAGTAAACCTAACCGAGATGGAAACGGCAATCATCAGGGGCGTAACGGCCGTCAACGTCCCCGGCAACTCAGGCGCTGAGCCTAAACTATCCCATCCCCTCAACCGTGAACGATGGAAAACCCACGGCAACTTCAAGGACAACGCAAGGCTCTCTCAAGCATTGAAGAAGATCGGCCACGAGGCACCCGGCTGGGGCAAGATGACCGATGTCATGCGCGAGGTGTATGATCAGGAGATGATGAAGTGGTCACGCATCCTATCCGGCCGATCAGATTACCGTGAACACTGGGAAGACATCGGCGGCTACAACAATCTTCAGTTGGAAGATATGCGATGATCGACAGGAGAAGCCGAGACTGTGTCCGCATCAAGGTGTGGAACGAGGACGGCGATCCATTCTTTGTTTACTTCTACGGCCTAACGGAGAAAGACCTGTGCGAGATTCCCAACCAGTACGTCAGCGCAATGATCAGGCGCCGTCACTTTGAGAGGTGCACATCGTCCCTGTTCACAGTGGAGCAGGTGCGATGATCCTCCTCGTCGGCGAGGCTTGGGGCGAGAATGAAGAGCGTGTGCACGTTCCATTCGTTGGCGCCGCCGGAGTAGAGCTACTGAAGATGCTCGTTGAAGCCGACATCATCGAATGGACGAATGGCGATGCAGATCTCCTGCATCGCTATTACCGCACTGGCCAGCCCCAGCACCTTGGCCAGATTTGGCTCAACCACACCGACGCCGTACGCACTACCAACGTGTTCAACATTCGCCCTCGGTACAACAAGATAGAGAACTTTTGTGGTACCAAGGCCGAAGGTATCGTCGGTTACCCATCTCTCTTCAAATCCAAATACGTTCGGGCTGAGTTCATCCCCGAACTAGAAAGGCTTGGTGATGAGATCGTTGACCTTGAGCCTGAGCTTACTATCTGCCTCGGTAACAGTGCTCTTTGGGCTTTGGCTGGTTCTACAGGGATCAGCAAGCTCAGGGGGACGACTCGTTATAGCACTCATACTGCTACTGGCTACAAGCTCCTTCCTACTTATCATCCTGCTGCTGTTCTCAGGCAGTGGGAACTCCGGCCCACGGCGGTAGCCGATCTCATCAAGGCCAAACGGGAGTCCGCCTATCCTGAGATCCGCCGCCCACACCGAGAAATCTGGATCGAACCCAATGTCGAAGACATACGGACGTTCATCGACCGCCATGTACGCAACTGCCGGGTCCTTAGCGTGGACATCGAGACTTCTGGCGAAGACGTTACTTGCATCGGCCTCTCGCCGAGACCAGACCTTGCGCTCGTTGTGCCGTTCTTTGACCGGCGAAAGAAGAACCGCTGTTACTTCCCTGATCTTGCAACAGAGATACTTGCTTGGTCTTATGTCAAACGAGTTCTCGAAGATCGAACGATCCAAAAGGTCTTCCAGAACGGAATGTATGACATCGCCTTCCTCTGGAGAAGCGTCGGCGTCAGAGTCCGGGGAGCCGAGCATGACACCATGCTCCTCCATCACGCACTTCAACCAGAGAGCCTTAAAGCTCTTGGCTACCTCGGCTCCATCTACACCGACGAAGGCGCGTGGAAAACTGAGCGCAAGACCACAACGATTAAGAGAGACGAATGAAAATCAAACGTGACGCCTTCCTCTACTACGACGGTACCCGACGTGACTTTGCTCAGTGCGGCTCGTGCTGGCTGTTCACTAGCAAAGCGCGCTGCGTTGTGCTCCAAATCCCCGTCAACGCCGAAGACTCTTGTGGCTATTACGGCAAGGGTACATGGCATCCCGGCATCAACGAAGCTGACTACCCAGTGTTCACCCGTGAAGAGGTCGGCTACGTGCGCCGTCAGGTGCGGTGTGAGAACTGCGCCCACTTCGACGCCGGGCGCAGCGTCTGCTACCTATTCGAGACCCTCAACAACGAACTGGAGCTATTCGACCTCGATGTTAAAGTCATGCCGAGAGGCTGCTGCAATGCCCAAGTACCCAAAGCCTAAGCCCGATCCACATAAGTGGGAGGAATTAGAGACCGTCCGTAGCAACGGCGGCCACATCCGCCTTCGATGCAAGAAGTGCAAGAAGGTCGGGTTCAAGGACATCGAGACCGGCATCATCAAGACCTTCGCCGAAAGGTGTGAGAAATGACACGCGAGGAAGCACTCCAAGCGCTATCCCGCCGAGCGAAAGACAGGAACCTGTTCTTCTCATTCAAGGGAGTAGCGCCGACGGTTGAGACCAACGAAGACTATGATGGAGAGTTCGCCGCATTCACCCAATACTTCGGCGGCTTCAAAACTATCAACGACTACGGCCAACGGGTTGGCATCGAGAAGTGGGTAATATACGACGAACAGTGCGAGACTCTAACCAAAGAGTTGATGGAACGACGCGACTTCCAGCTGTCTGGCAAGTACGAGTATGCCAGTCAGATGCTTGCCACAACCATCCCGCAACGCGCCAAGTGGGGACGCCACCGGTGAAGATAATCTCCACCGATAAGTCCGATCCCTCAACCTACACCGCGATGGAAAGAGAGTGGGTTTACAATGGTATTGACGCCTGTATCACCGGAGAGATCCTCAATGTTCTGCTCCCACAGCTGGACAACCACACAGCAGCCACATATAGCTTTTCGAGAGAACTACAAGGTCCAGTGCTCGAAATGCGGTTGCGTGGCGTTCGAATTGACCATGCACGTAAATCAGCAGTTATCGACGAATACTATGATTTACTTGAGCGCCTTGAGCAACAACTTGAAACAGTTGTGCTTGATGGCGTCGGCCTTCCTTACTTCAACTGGAGATCGAATGACGACAAGAGGGCCCTCTTCTACGACGCTCTCGGCATTCCCGTCATTCGGCGACAGGGGCGACCGACGGTAGACATCGCCGCACTCGAAAAGATCCAGACCGAGTACCTGATCGCCCGGCAGATCTGTGCACATCTGTTGATGATGGGCGAACTGCAAAAGAAGATCCAAGTCCTTAAGACGGAGGTAGACAAAGATGGCCGTATTCGTACTAGTTACAATATTGCTGGTACTAACACTGGTCGGTTTAGCAGCAGTTTCAGTGAGTTTGGTACTGGTGGGAACCTCCAGAATGTCGAGGAGTCACTCAGATCAATCTTCATCGCCGACAGGGGAATGAAGCTGGCCAAGTTCGACGCCAAGAGCGGAGAGTCCTATGTCGTCGGCGCGATCGAGTGGAACCTCTTTGGGGATGGACGCTATCTGGACTCATGCGAGTCGGGTGATCCCCATACTGCCACAGCCCGTCTGTGTTGGCCGAACCTACCTTGGACAGGCGATCTCAAGCAAGATAAGGAGATCGCCAAAGGGCCGGGTTATCGGCATTACTCTCGTCGTGACATGTGCAAGAAGCTCGGGCACGGTTCGAATTACCTCGGCCAACCAAGGACGATGTCAACTCAAACGAGAATCCCTATCTCCAAGGTCGAGGAGTTCCAGCGTATCTACTTCAACATCTACCCAGCTCACCAGAAATGGCATGCTCACGTGGACGACCGCCTCAGGCGAGACGGTTACCTTATCAATCTCACCGGGCGTAAGCGGTGGTTCTTTGGACGTCGAGGTGACGACTCCACGCTCAGGGAAGCGATCGCCTACGATCCGCAGGGTTCACTTGCCGACATCGTTAATAACGGCCTTATCAAGGTTTGGCGCCAAAGAGCGGCAAGCCTCTACATGCACGACCACGACGCGATCACGGTCCAGTATCCAGAAAAGAAAGAAGACGAAGTCATCCCGAAGATCATAGAGCAGCTCAAGTATCCGATTGCTCTGGCAGGCGGCCGGACGCTTGAGATTCCCTATGACTGCGTAGTGGGGTGGAACAGGGGAGCATACCATCCGGTCGACAACCCGGACGGCCTACGCGACTATACTCCGGGTGATGAAGGGAGAAGACGTACGCCCGATATACCTTTGCTACACAGGAAACAGTAGATGAAACCAAATGGCAGCGGCGCGCGTAAATGCGCATCATGGGTCGATGCCTTTGTGCAAACTACGGATAACCTAGAAGCACCACCACTATATCGCACATGGGCAGCATTGACCACAATAGGGGCCACACTGGAGCAGAAGGTTTGGTTGCAGACTTCAACCCCAATGTATCCCAATATGTATGTGTTCCTCGTTGGGCACCCCGGCGTTGGGAAGACTCGGACGATTCGAGCTGTCCGTACCTACGCTGCGGAGGTAGAGAACTTCTATCTTGCCCCAACCTCGGTTACTGCCGCAGCACTGGTAGATGCTTTGGCAGACTCAAAGCGGATTATTATGAACAAGGATGGGCCCATCGACTATAACACTATGATGTTTACAGCCGATGAGATGGGCTCGTTCATGCACAAGTGGGAAGACGATGTCGTAGCGCTGCTATCACAGTTCTATGACGTTGATGTGTACTCCCAGCACCGGCGCGGCAAGGAGATCAAGATCAAGATAAAGCGCCCACAACTGACAATCCTCGCCGGGACCACCCCGGCCAACCTAATGCGGTTCGTGCCTGAGAGCGCATGGGACCAAGGCTTCACGTCCCGGTGTATCTTGGTCTACTCAGAGGATCGGATCGTCACCGACATCTGGAGCGCTCGGCCGGGGATCATGGACAAGGATCTTCTGCATGACTTGAAGCTCATCAACAATCTCTACGGTCAGTTCAATGCCACACCCGACTACCAAGAGCTGGTCAACGCTTGGCGAGATGCAAACTATCATCCTGTTCCTAAGCACCCCAAACTGGTACACTACAACACTCGACGCCTTGCCCACCTTTTCAAGCTTTCCATGATCTCCTCGGTTGACAAAGGCGCCAGCCTGCTGCTCACGAAGGACGACTTCAACCGAGCTTACAACTGGCTCACTGGCGCCGAGGCGCTCATGCCAGACGTATTCAAAGCCGGTACGCCGAGTGCCGATGCCAAGGCCATCGATGAAGTCCTTCATTATATGCAAGCCACAGATAAAGGCAGCGGTGTCCAAGAATACATGATCATGGCCTTTGCCAAGGATCGTCTCAACATGAATTACTTGCCTAAGCTAATGGACACTATGGTAGCCTGTCGTATGGTTCGGCCGGTCGGTATCAATAAGACCACCGGCACCCGGATATGGAAGGTTACTTCTTCGGACGAGCCTCGCCAGTGATGAAGCCTTGGATCCACTCGTAGAAATTCCTTGGCTGTTTCTTATACGATCCGTAATTCAAATCATAGATGAACTGTAACGTGCGGCTTATCTGCGCCATTGGCAGCCCGGTTGTCATGCCGACGAGACCGCCAACATCCTTAATCGGGTGCTCTATCTTCCGGCTCTCGCCCTTAACGTAATGCTCGACGTCGCGCACAACAGAGCCAACCGCCTGAAACAGACTCAGCACCGACGGCCGTGGCGAGATGCCCTCGATGAAATACTCAGCCGCGTCGCGCATCAACCACACCGTCTGCAACGGCTGTAACAGCAAGGCCTTGCCAATGGTCCACCACCACGACTCGCCCTCTTTCCGCTGATTGAACAGCAACGCGCCGAACGCCGCCGGTATCAGCACCGATCCATATAGCGTGTTCATCGCCTTGCCATAGGTCTGTGCTCTCAGCTGCCCAGGGATCTGGCGCTGCCAGTTGTACATCGAATTAAAGAACCCATAGAATAGCGTAGTCAGCTTAAAGCCCTCGCTACCACGCATCACCGCCGCCAAGTCTGGCAACCCGGCTGCGCCATGCCGCTCCCTCACCAATGAGTCGGCGGAGGCAGCAGCATCATAATCCGACCGGCCGAGTTCTTTCATCCGCTCAAACTCTGTAGCCCACGTAACGATCCGGAAACCCTGACTGACCTTGACAAGCGGCAAGAAGCTCTTCCTAACCACGTCCGCTTGGAATGCCTCCAAGCCCTTCTGCCTGACCGACTGTTCCATCCGCTCACGAAAGTCTCGGTCCATGTTCTTAAACGTGTGGGGAATTTCCATCGAGTGTTGGTAGGCAAGATCGGTGTAGTAGTCCTGCCGCGCCATCACCCTCGCCACATCCACCGGATTGAGTGCGCCGGTATCCGGCGACAGGATCACCTTCAGGTTCAGCCCGAGCGCATTGCCCATCAAGTTGAACCTGATCCGCCGGAGGATCCCGTTCATAGTCTTGATGGCTTCTTCATTGGAGTTGAAGTGATTGGCAATGCTCTTTAGCCACGGCTTGAACTGCTTGGCATACATATCACCGTAGTGGCCGGATATGGCGTTCATAATGTCTCGGTCGTGGATAACCTTGTTCGCCTGTATCACCGCCTCACGATATGAGATGTCGTGGATCTCCTGCTGTATCCGCGCCGCCATCAGCTCGATGGTACCTTGGAACTCAACCGGCCCAACAAACCCGGTGCGGGTCTTAACATAGTGATTTGCCGGGGTTGCCCGATGGAAGCCAGCCTCAAACAACGCATCCACATCTGGCGCTTTCAGCACCACGCCTTCTTTGTAGAAGATCGGCCAGTGCCCGCCCTTGAAGGTGCCGTGCGGCGTCACCACCTCCTCGGGCGGTATCCACTTGGGCGGTATCCCCGACGTCTCTCTATATACCTTGTCGGCCGCCTTTCGAACGAACTCCTCTCGGATGTCCCACATATCCTGAGCGAACTGCCAGTCCTCCTTGTTCAGGTTGTCCTTGAGAAACTTATCCATCTTGCCCATGTACTCGTCACGGTGCTCTCGACCAAAGTGCCCGTCGATGAACTTCTCCTTGTTCGACCGGTTGCCCCAGTTGACGGCGATGCCAATCGCGTCCTGCCGGGTCAGGTCATACGGCACGCCGAGATCGAGATCGAAGAACCAATCCTGTGGCAGCCTATCTTTCAGCGACCTTATCCACTCCTTGCCGCCGCCAACCTTACCAATCTCCTGCATTCGCTTGGACAGCCGCTCCTGCGCCCTATACTCATGGTGCTTGGACTCTGCCATCGGCCGAATGAGCGCATCGAACAATGGGCCTAGCGCCTCGTGGGTTGGACTATCCAAATCCTTAACGATCTCCTCGATCCGCGTCAGCTCAGCGTCAGCCTTGAACCTCCACCTATTTAGGAAGCCGGGATCTTGGCGTGGCATCGACGTGATCCGACTGATGACGTCCCTCTTCCAATCGGCAAAGTCACGCTTCTCACCGCCGACGGTGATCTTCTCCACCTCCCTGCCGATGTACTCCAGTGAGTCGATAGCGTCTTTGATGTCATAGCGCTGCTCAACGGTCATGTCTTCCCATTGCGTCAGCGCGTCCGGCCGGGTCTTGATGTAATCATGGACCAGCGGGTCATAGCCCTCGCGCTGGACGTGATCGACGAAGCTCTCCAGCGACTTGAACCCATGGGTATCTAGGGCGTCGATAATATAGTTCAGGTCGAGCCGAGTGCCCTTGCCAATGCTCTTAATGATCTGCTGCAAGGCATACTGATATGGCTTGCTCAAGCCCTTGACGTCGGGCTTGCTCAGGCGCTTGATGGTATCCTCAAGCTCCTCCATATCCTTCTCAAACTTAACGGCCAGCTTGGCCTCGTGCGCGCCGAACTCGCGCCTCTGCTCCAGCCTAAACGCCTCGGTGTGGTCATCCTTCTGGAGAGCGTCGATGATCTTCCGCGTCGATCGGCCAGTCGCAGCGAGCAGCTTGTCGGCGTTGAGGGTCCTAGCCTTTCGTTTCATGAACTCTATGGTCGCCTGAGGCTTCAAGTTAGGTAGTGGAAGTTCTGCCCCGGCCTTCGTGCCTAGCAGCACCGTCTCTTCCTGAATCCTCTCAAGGATAGAACTGAGCACCAGCCGGTCCTTGATCTCCCTGAGGATGTTCCCCGGCAACTCACCATACTTCGAGGTCATCTGGAACTCAGTCTGTGCGTCGATCAGCTTCCGCACGTACTCAGCCGGTCGAGCCCCGGTCTCATGCCGTTGCTTCTCCAATGCGATGATCTTATCAATCATCTCCTTGCCAGACTCAAAGCCGAAGAACCCAGCGATCTCATCAGGGTTGATGCCGTCCTTGGCTATCATCTCCCGAGGCATAGCCTTCTGCTGGTCCTCGTTCAGATAGTCCATGCCGATGGGCTCTGAGCGAATGCGCCGCCCGCCGCCGGGGATCTCACCATCTCTCATATAAGCCAGCGCCATCACATCCGGCCGGGACTTGACGTATCGCGTAGCCTTCTCACGCTCAACCTTGGAGTTCTCTTTCCACTCCTTGGTCTGACGCTTGGTCTCTTCTTTGGTTATCCGCTTCTGATCGTGCTCGTACTTCTCCTGCCGTTCGGCATCCATCGCCCTGACGTATCGGCGGTAGCTATCCTCGGTGATCCCATAGTCCCGAGCGTGCTGCATGATCCGCCGGTCCTCAACTGATAGGATCCCCGGCAGCTCTTCCTGCTTCATCTTGGTTGTCGGCGGCGGGGCTTTCTCTTCTGGCTTTGGCGTAGGTCCCACGCCCTTCTTCTCACCTGGTGCTGGGACTTCCTGATCCAGTCGGGTAGCTGCGTTATCCTTTATCACTCTTTGCACAAAGTCGGCGGTGCCCGGCCGAGAGTCGCCCCTTTCGGTTCGAACGATGTAGTTTCCCATCGAATCCTGAAGGATAGCGAAGGTCCCGCCCTCCTTCTTCCTATAAACCCCAATGAACGGGTCTTGCTCCTCGATCATTGGGAACAGCGGTTGCATCCCAGCCGCCTGCTCCTCAGCCTCCTCAGGTGTGGCGGCCGGTTTGGTCTCTGGATGGGTCTTGGCTTCCTCTGGCGTGAAGCCCGACTCACGAACCCTAAGGCCCTCTTTGATCTCGTTGAAGACGTCACGCTCGATGTTAGCCGTTAGGTCAGACAGCTTAACCGGGATGTCGGTGCCATCTTGGAGAGCGACGCGATAGGCATCCTCAATGCCCGGTACCCACCCCAGCAGCCCGTCATCTTTAGACGGCAACTTATCACCGTATAGCTCTTGGACAACCTCGGGCGTAATGCCCATATCCAAGTCACCGTGTTGGGCCACATACTGTCGGAAGTAGTCGAGCGACCGTTCCTTGGTGTTGGTCTTATCTGCCGACTGTAGCACCTTGCCAAGGTTCTTGACGTCGACCTTCGCCTGCTCCTTATGCAGCGTATCAACGGTCGGATCGATACCGACGGGGATCTTCTTCCCGGCGGCGATGCGGTGGCCGCCCAAGCCAAGGACAGCGCCAGCCACCATGCCTGCCTGTTCAAGCGCGCTTTGCTCGACGCCGGTCTGCTTGGAGAGTTCGTTCATTATGTTCTTGAACTCGGCAAAGACCGGCGCGAACATAATCTGAGGCAAGGCGTACATCACGTTAGAGATGGCCACGTTCCTACGCTGTGTCTCCATCACAGACTTAGCTTGCACTTTGGCTGCGTCCTCACTTAGCCCTTGGTTCTTCATTATGGACTGAACCACGTCATCGAACTGGGCCGGTAGCTGAGCGTCTGCCCGCCCGGCCATAAGCTCGTCAATGTCAGTGATGCTCTTCCACCCCTCGTGCACCATATCCATAATGGTGACGTAGCCCTCGGGCAGGAACTTGTGAATGTCCTGCGTTACATCGTCCAGATTAGCGTAGTCATCATTGGAGACGTGCGACGCCAATGGATTGCTGTTCACATAGTTCTGGATCTGTGGGTTCTGCTGAGCGATGGCCCCGGCCGTCATGGCCTTGTGCATACGCTCGAACTCTGGCAGGTTATTATAGATGGTGAACGGGTCCATCCCAGCCGCTGTGCCGATTTCGATAGCTCTAGCAGCGTGGTCGGGGTTCTCGTCAATGAAGGCTGAGACGTTGGCCTGAGCCGACGTCCTTGCCTGTCCCCTAGACTGCTGAAGCTCGGAGTGCCAGTCTACGCCACTTAGGTCGGTCATTGGCTAGCTGTCCTAAACCTCTGCGGGTTCGATACCATCACGCCGATCTTGGACCCGTACAGTTTCCTGAACAGAACCTTGACATACTCACGCCGGATCATCTCGTCGGTTGGCTCGATGCCTTCTTCCTTCCAGATCGGGTCGTCGTGGATCTTCTCGTAAGCGTCGCTGGGAACATTGACGTTGTATAGCGCCTGATGGCCCCAACCCTCGGCATTGTACTGTCGGCCCCACGCATTGACGGCCACATTCTGCAACAGCAACCGGCCTATCTGCGTGATCTCAGACTGTGATGGTGGGCGACCATTATGGCTGACTTGGAAGTCCTTAATCGCATCGCCCAGGTCAGCACGGTACCTGAGGTACAGGTCGGGGGCATCTCGGCGGGTGATCCCAGCCTGAAGCAGCTCACCCTCCATATACCCCATAGCCTTGTTCGACCGGGGATCGTCCTTATGGGAATGGAGCATACCGATCTGCTGTTTGATGAACCCTACAGCAGCGCCGGTTGACAGCCCCTTGACGCTCTTGATGTCGGTATCAAGGAACTTCTGCCGGTCCTCATCTAGCTCGCTCTGCGACAGCGCATACAGATCCTTGTAGTTCTCAATGCCGCCGGGTCCCCACCCCTTCTGACCACCGGCGTTCTGCGCCAGCTGGTGGTAGAATGGTTTGCGCTGGTTATAGTCCATCGCCTCCCATGCTGCCCTCACCTCCGGTGACGACGCCACCAACTCTTCCTCGGTGGACGGCATCTTATTATCGGGATTGAAGCCGCCGTACATAGCCTGATTGATGAGGTTGGTGTTGTGATAGAGCGCGTCACGCTTATCGATCAGCTCCTTCTGGTAGCCGCCCCTAACTCGATCCGCCATCACATCCGGCAACAGCGGGTCTTGTGGGTTGTACTGCCGAGCCCACGCCTGCCCACGCGCGACCCTCTGCGCCACTGGCTCCTCAGGCATCTTGATAGCATTGGGATCGACGGGCTTCTCGGTATTCCACGGCATCGAGTAATGGCCGGGATCCCACGAACTGATCTTGTCGTGCTCGCCACTCAACGGGGTTCCTGTAGCAGAGAAGCCCTCCTTGATAGCCTTCTCAAGCTGGGCATAGGTAGTGCCAGCCTGAGGCACAGCATCGAAGGCCCCGCCGACAAGATGGTGCGAGTGCATTGTCCGGCTGTGACCGGCTCGAACAGCAGCCGCCTGCTGCACTAGACTCCGCTTGCCGCTGACGACTTGGAACTGAACCTCTGGATGGTGCTGATGCACCCACTTGACCACGTTCTGTAGCCGAACATCGACGGTGTTCATCTTGTCGATGGAGTTCTGGTTAAACCACGGCCCGTAACCGGCGTTGATGGCGTCGGAGGCATTCCGCGCCGTGACCGTCCGGTCTAGCTGCTGAATGTGCTGATCGGTCTTTTCGTAGGCATCCGAGCGCATGTACTGCTTATTCTCTTCCAACATCCTCCTAGCAGCAGGCGGGTCGGTGTCGCCCAGCTTAGCAATCCGGTTGGCCCAAAGCTCACTGATGGCCTTGCCCTTTAGGTTCGCCACCTGCTCAGGCGGCATACTGTTGGGGCCATTGATATTGGCCATCTTGTCGATTTCGTCGCCGACCTGTTGCACGGCGACGTTGAAGTCGTGGTCATCCCACTTCATCTTCCGCGCCGTATCGTTGAGCGCGTCTACCTTGGCCTGAGCGGTGTTGACGTAATACTTCTTCTGCTCGGCTGCGCTGTGCCGACCGGCGCTGAAGTTAGTCCTCGCCATCGTGCCGAGCGAATCTGCCAAAAACTTCCGCTTAACCACGTCATTGGACGCGCTGTCGGCCATCCCTTGCCGCTCAGCCTCCAGCTGGGCCTTGAACGCGTCGAAGCTACCGAACGCCGCCTCACCGCCCTTCGCCTCGAAGTTGACGTAGGCGTCGTTCGTCTTCATCATATACTTGGCGTCAAGCTCAGTCTTCTCGGCTTGGTTTCTGGTGTCTTGGATGGCTATGGCACGATTGAATATCTCGTTGCCAGCGCCCTCAATGGTTTGGCCGACTGAGGCGATCGCCTGATCGACATTAACACCGAACTGGGCACCGGAAGTTTGGACGCGGTAGCCGGTAGCGCCGCTCGATGGGATCGGCTGTGCGGTGGAGTACGGTTGATAAGGGATCTTAGCCATTAGCCTATACTCGGAAATCCGGGAATGCCTGCTTGTCCAGCGCCTATCCACTTGGAGCTGACGCTACCTGCCGCACCAAGTAACGATCCGAATGCCGCTATCGTCCCCGACGTGCGGGAGAACTTCGCAGCATATTTGTCGAGGTTAGCCTGCGCCTCATCCGACGCCGCCTCGACCTCGTAGCCGTAGGCTTCCTTTGCCGCATTGGCTCGGATGATGCCGAGGTCCTGCTGGGCTACCTTGTACATGCCCTGAACAACTTGAGCCTTCGAGCCCGACCTAACGTCTAGGCCAGAGGCCCCGCCTTCGGCTATTGCCGTGCCGATCTCAAAGCGGGCCTTCATGCCCGCCTGTTGGGCTTTGATCTCACCTGCATTGATGGCGTAGTTAGCGTTCTGCTCGGCGATCTGCTTGTTCATCAGCGCGATGCCAGCTTGATAGTCGTACATCGCGCCTTGAGACTGGCCGCCGAAGTAGTTGCCAAAGGCACTGACAACACCACCTAGCGCCGTAGCGCCAATGCCAACGATGGCCATAGGGGCAGCCATTAGCTGTGCCTCCTTTCAAAGCTCTCCCGTGTTATGGTAAATGGGATCAGCTTCTTGCCCTCGGGGAAAGTATAGACTGCGCCGAGCCACTTCAGCCATCGGATGGCTTTGATGTCAGACGCAGCCGTCTGGCCAATGATCTTGGTGTAGTGCTTTAGCACGCCCTCGATCACGACCTCGGAGTGCCGAATTAACAGAAACTTATGCTCCTCAGCGGCATCGGTAGTTAACAGCCACATGTAGCACTGATCGCTCATCAGCGACGGCGTAATCAACCCGTATACCGCCGCCACCCGATCATCGACATACCCAACGAATGTATGCGCCGATCGACGCAGAAACTGGTCCATGATCCCTTGCGCCTCGGGATCACCCGCCGCCGCAGACCGGCTGATGACCTCGGCGTAGTCAACCTCAACGTCTTGGGCCCTCTGGATGTCGATCATTTGGAGTTGTCTCCAACGTCGATCTCCGGGATGATACCCAACACAGTTGCCGGTAGCGGGTTGTCCTGCTCCAAGCATATCTGCCCCTGCACGTCCCACCGTGGATCGGTCCTCACGTACTCGTCATCGGTCACAAGTTCGATTGCCGTTCCTAGCTGTTGACTGTCTTTGAACTCCTTGATTGGCGTCATCAGAGCGAAGGTCTGGCCGTAGCTGAGCCCACGCGTATCACGCACCCGGATGCTCAGGGCGTTCATCGACTTACGTTTGCCTTGGATCGAGTCTAGCTCGTTCTGCATATCCAGATACATCGTCTGGAGCTGGGGAGTGTACTGTAGCCCTACCACGACCTTGCTGGCCGGTTGAGTGAGAGTTATGGAACCGTTGACGACCTTCTGCGGCGCGATGACATTCCCGTCGGCGAGGATTTGCACAAGCTGGCCTTCGAGATAGTCGAGCCCGAAGAATGTTGTAAACTGTGGTGTTAGCGTCCATTGTCCTTGCGCCGCCGGTAGAGGAGTGAAGCTCGGGTCATTTGGGGTTAGCGCCTGCACCGGCCGGGTAAGCGTCCCAACCACCTGCTTTGCCGACACAAACTGAGTAATCTGAGCGATGCCCCCACCGGCCCTGAGGATCTGCCCGACACTGCCCGGCACGAACACAGGCTGATCGGCGGTGAACGTCGCCGTGCCTGTGGCATTAGAGATGGTGAGATTAGCCGCCGGTGCCGGGAGGAACGATCTCGTCCCCATATCGACGCTCCACGCGTCTTCGGCGCCGTAGGGGAAGAAACGATCCGCCATCCGCTCGATGTAGTCCAGCGTCACACCTTGAATCACCCGGCGGA